CTTGATGCGGATATAGCGGGTTTCCGACGACGAAATGAAGCCGTCAGGGGCGGTAAATTGCACGTCCCAGGTCAGCATTCCGACCGGCCAGCCCTTCGTATCGAGCGCGGTCAGGGAATACTTGCCGGTAGCCTGATCCGTCCAGGCGTGTACAAGGTCGGCGACCAGCTCGCCGGTCTGCTTGTTGCGCAGTTGCGAGGCGACCGTCCAGCCGGTCATATCGAGCACGCGCGCCTTCATGGGCTTGTCGTTGACGATGATCGTCAGCGGCCCCGCATCGTCCTGAATGAGCGTCCCCAGCTCGTCCACGCGGAAGCTGTCTCCGCGCTTGTGGTCAATCACTTCCATTTCAGCCTTTCGCCTGTTCGTTCTGTGCGGTTTCGGCCGCGAATTCCTTGGCGCAATCGCCCGAACACCAGTGCGCTTTCGGCGGCACCTTGTAGCCGCAGTAGTGGCACTTGCCGCTCGGGATCGGCGCGCCGCGAGCGCGCAGGGCGTCGCGTTCTTCCTTCGTCGGGATCATGGCTGTTGCTCCTGTGCTTGAGACTGGCCCAGCCTTATGGCTTCGTAGGCGTCGTGGCAGGCGTTGAAGGCGCGCACCGCGTCATCGCCGTCGGCTGCGATGCCGATAAGGTCGTAAGCAACCTGCGGCACAAGTTCGGCTCGCGCTTCTTCGCCAGGGCCGCTGGCAGTGGTGGAATCTGCGCCTGCGGCACAATGACCGGCTGCGCTGGCGGCTCTGACAGCGACAGACAGCCGGACAGCGCCGGTAAGCACATCAGCGCGCAGAGAATCAATTTGTTTTTTCGCAACATTGTTGTGTTCCTCGTAGAGTTGTTCGACGGTGCGCAGCTTGTCGGCCCACCGTTTTTCGGTTTGCGTCACCTCGGACAGCGCCTCGGCGAGCTGCTTTTCGTGCGTCAGGCGCTCGCGCGTGCGGTCGTGCTGCTCGGCGGCCAGCTCGCCCCGGACCTTGGCAAGATCCTCCTTGGCCTGGGACACGCGCACCTCGCCCTTGGCCTGGGCGACGCGGTAGCCGACATAGCCGCCAGCGCCAGCGCCCACGGCCAGCACCAGGGCGGCCAGCACCAGCAGCACGCCCCACATGCGCGGCGACAGCAGCGACAGGGCAAATTTCAGCTCTTTCATTCGATGATCTTTCGTGCGACGTTAAGGAAGGCCAGCCGGTCGTCGTAGCCGATGGCATCGCCCTCGGCGGCGGTCTGGTGGCCGATGTTGATGGCGTCGGAAACGCCGTCCAGGTCGTCGGCGTCGGCCAGCGCATTGCACCCGGCCGTGTGCCAGAACCATGCGGCCGCGCGGCACGCGCCTTCTGGCGTGCGCAGCCATTCGCCCACGGTGAGCGGGTCGATACCGAAGTGGCGGGCGCAGCGCTGCTGGTTTAGCTTCCCGGTGAGGCCAATGAGGCCCGCGCCACGGTAGCGCCAGCCGTCGCCGGTATCCTCGGGACCGTTGCCCATGCGGTTGGCGTAGACCTTGTTGGCGATGGCCTCCGGGCGGTGCGCGTAGGCGGCGGCGATGGCGTCGGTAGGGAAGCGGCCCGGCCACGTCTTGCGCAGCCCTTGGGCGCTGTAGCTCAGCCCTTCCTGCATCTTTCGGAGCTGGCCGGACTCGTGCGCGATCTGCGCCAGGAAGTGTTCGACGCGCAGCTCGCTGACGATGCCGAACTCGAACATGGCGTTTTCGAGCGGCGCGAGGAAGGCGGCCGCCACCGCCTGCGCGCCGGGCATGATGGCGGTGATCTGGTCGAGGCGGATCAGCTGCACAGGACACTCACTGCGCGCAGGGCGATCAAGGACAGTGCCAGGGTGCCCAGCGTGCGCGTTTTCAGGCGCGGATTGAGCACTGCCCACAGGCAGGCCACCAGCATGATCGCGGGCACGGCCTTGTTGACGATCAGGTTGGTGTCCATTATTTGCCACCCCCGAGGTAGCGGCGCTTGAATGCGCCGATCAGGTCCGCTTCGTTGATTTCGGCGAACAGCTCGCGGGCAATCGCCATCGAGAACAGGCCGGTCAGGAATTCGATGCCGGAATGCACCCGCGCGCCCTGGATGCCGAAGAATTCGATCAGCGCCGGGGCGACGTAGATCGCGCACGCGAACCCTGCCGCGAACGAGATCAGCTTTTGCGAGCGGGACAGTTCCCCGCCCAGGAATTTCAGCGACACAGCCGCACCGGCCGCGCCGGGCAGGTAGCTGATCGCGGCTTTTGCCAGCGACGAACAAATCGCCGCGAGCGCTGCTACTGGTTCTGCCATTTGTTTCTCCAAAATGCCGCGCTATCGCGACATTGCTTTCATTAAATTCCCGATGCTCTTGATGAGAGCGTCGAGCCGTTCGACTACGGCTATATCCACCTTGTGCTCCGCTTCAACGTTCTTCTTCCAGTCGCCAAACGCCTTGCTCTGGAAGATCGAGCGAACATCGGAGCTGCGCATTTGTTGCGCTTTCCCGTAGTCAATACCGAAGTTTAGAAACAAACTAGCCAGCACTTCGCTGTGCTTTTCCTGTAAGAGAGAGCGCGATTGTTCCGATGCAGGAATAAACAGGAAATCGGGCCGGTGGCACTGCTGCCCCGGCCTCCTTTGGCAGCACGATTACGCCCTGTTCATCGAACCAGATGCGGAAGAACTGGCCGGTTTGCATGGCCTGGGCGTAGTACGCGAACAGCACATCGAAACCCGATCCGGGCAGGGCGGCCATGGTGATGATGCGACGTTGCAGCCATTCGCCGTATTCGGCAAACTCGGCCACCGGATCAGGAATGGCCTCGCCCTCGCGCAGCAGTTGCGCGGCCATCGCGCCGATGATCCAGAATTCCCGGCCGATCAGCCTGGGGTATTCCGTCAGGGCTTTTACAGCCGACTCTGGTGCCCCGAATCCCGGCCCCATTTCGATTTGCCCTTGCAGCGATTCCAGCACTTCCACGGCCGCGCCGATGAGCGGGCGTAGAACCCAGCGGTCGCCGCACGCCTCAAACGCCGCAGGGGCCGCGCTTGCGTCGCTTTCCATGGTCAGGTAGTCCGACAGGCGCGAAGCGTCCGTGACGGCGTAATCCGGGCCGTCCTCGCGGGTGTGGATGCAGTAGTGCGCCAGCGCCAGCAGGCGCTCGCCCACGCTCCAGGCGCGCGGGCTGGTGACGTGGCGCTCCGTCGGCGCGTTGGCAACCTCCACGGCGCGCTCCAGGAAGGCGGTGAGGGATTTTTCGTGCGCCAGCTCGGGCAGGTGACACAGGGCGATTTCGTCGCCGATGGACAGCTCCTGGAATTTAACGTCCAGGCGACGGGTGCGCAGTTCTGAGAAAGTAATCATTGTGGGTAGATTCGGGCGATATCTCGGCGGTCGAGTGCGTTAAGGGTGCAAAGGGTGATCTGGATGCTCTGCTGCACCAGCACGCCCTTTTCGGAGCGCAGGCCGGTGAAGGGCTCGGAAATGCTTTCAATAACCATCGGCTCATAAGTCCGGTCGCCATACTTCATGCCGATGACCTGGGGAGAAATGGACGGGAACGCCGTTTCGATAAAGTCTTTTTCCCCCGCGCCTGCGATCCCGGCCGCGATGGTGCCGTCGGCCGAAAGCATTTGCGGTGCCGCCCATTGCTGTAGCTGGACGATGGGCATGCGAACCTCGGTGATCGGATCAAGCAGGGCGCGAAAGTGCAGCGTAAGGGTCAGCTTGAGCGGCGGCATGCCGCCGAAAACCTGGGTCGAATTGAGTTTGGTGATGCCGGTGCGGCCGGTCGCCTTCTCCAGCATGGCGACAACAGAATTTCCCTTGGTATCGACGCCCAGGGCTTTTGCCACCGTTTGCACCATGGATGCGGCGGCACCGGATTGCAGCATGGCCGTCAAGGTGCCCGCGATGGACTCGGTGCCCGCATTCTCGAACGGGCTGTTCCAGTTGAGCGTCATTTCACTGGTGCCGTCGGTGATGGGCGCATGAACCTCGAACCCGTCATCAACAGTGAAACTGTCGGCGGCCGAAACGACCCGGTTCTTTTCGACGCTCTGCTCCCAGCCGGACCCGCCCGAGACTTTCTTGAGCGGGTAGAACTTCGCGATCAGGTGCGGTGACAAGCCATCCCAGTACGAAGTCAGGATGTCGGGCTTGCGGACGTTGGAGTTGGATTCACTGGTAGCCATGCGGGCAGTATGGGCGCGCAAAAATCGCCGCCATCCCGCCGTTTTCCAATGCAAAAGAGCCGGGCGAACCCGGCTCTCTTGTGGCGCTGCTAGACGTTACAGACCGGCCTTTTTGCGCACGCGCACCGACTTGGCGCGGCGCATCGTCGCGACCGCGTTATGCGACTTGCGCAGCATTTTGCGGATCGAGATTTTCTGCTTGGCCGACAGGCGAACATTGCCGGACACGCGCTTGTTGATGCGGACCTTCTTGCCATGGCGAACCGCGATCTTTTTCTTGTAGACCGCATCGAACACGGCGCTGTCCGACTCGTCATCGAACGCAAAGGCGTCCAGCTCGTCGGCCACCGCATCGTCGCCGCTCGGCAGGGCCGACACGATCAGGTCCATGACACGCTCAGCAGCGCCAGCGTCCCAGGTGTTCAGCAGGGCGTCGCAATCTTCTTCGGACACGCCCTTGGCTTCCAGGTAGTCCCAGATCGAGTTCAGCACCAGGTCGCACAGCTCCGCTTCGTCGTCGTCGATTTCGCCGTCCTTGTCGGAGTCGGCAATGCCCACGACCAACGCCATCAGGCGGTCGGCCAGGGTTTCGCCTTCGGCCAGATCGTCGGCGATAGTCTCGGCCCACTGGTGGATCGCGGCGACCGCTTTCAGGCGCATATCAGCCTGGGCGTAGGCGGCAGCGCCAGTCGGGGCATCGTCGCCCACGCTGTCGAAGACAGCGACGGGCGCGGCGGCGGCGACCTTGACCGGCTTTGCAGCAGGCTCGACCGGCTTGCGTTTCATCAGCGGGCGCAGCTTATCGGCCATCGGGTGATTACTCACGCTCATTATTTTTTGCTCCTTCTATTATTTCGACAGGGTTTGGGTGATGTGGATTGCACGCACCACGCCGTCGTAGTGGCAACCGTAAGTAATGTCCATACGGTCGTTCGGACGCTGCGCATTGCGCTTGACCGAGAAGGTGTAGCCTTTTTCGCCCAGCTCCTTCTCGCTCGACGCCACGAACCAGTCCGATGCGCGGCAACCATCGAACAGCGATTTCAGGAACTCGCTGGATTTCTTGATCGCGGTTTCCATCGGCAGTTGCAGCGTTTCCTTGCCATACTTCGCCACCATATCGTCAATGGTCGAGGACATTTCGGACACGGACAGCAGCTTGCGCGCCGACACGTTGACCTTGGCGCAGGTGATCGAGTCCGAATACACGAACTTGCCGCCGTCGTTGTAGCGGATGAAGATGACCGGGTTGATCTTCGCGTTCGCGAGGTCCGAAAGCTCCGGGTCCGACGGGTTGTAGGTCTGCTTCACGCCAGTGCGCGCCAGCGGCCATTCCTTGCCCGCGACCGGGAAGTTTTTCGGCGCGAGGCCGTAGGCGTTGGTCTGCGCATTGCGACCGCAGCGCAGGCCGACGTTATAGCCAGCGGTGCCGATAAATGCCTTGCCGCCGTTGACCGGATCATCGGTTTGCAGCGGTGCCCAGTAGGCTTGGCAGTAGTGCGTATCCAGGTTCAACTGGGCCATGAACAGCGCCGCCGCAGCCGGGTTCAGGGTGCCCGGCACGTCGAAGCAGAATTGGCGGTTCGAGCGCACAGCCAGGGCGGCCATTTTCGACAGCAGGGCAACAGCTTGCGAGCCGCCGCTAATCATGTAGCCGAAGTCGAGCGAGCCGCCTTCCAGCTTCGCCAGGGCTGCGTCGTAGTCCGATACCGCATAGCCGGTGCCGCCTTCGGTGAACAGCACCATGGGGCTTGCACCGCTCGATGCGACCTTGGGCGAGCCGTCGCTGTTGCGGCCGTAGCAGTCGGCGGTCGGCGGGATGTTGGAATCGGCCGCGACCACGATCTTGACCAGATCAGTTTGCGCTTCGATGACGCTGCCGATGAAGTAGTCCTGGCCGTGCTCATCGACCGCATACGGGTCCAGCGAGCCGGTGAATTCGTACAGCAGGTTGCTGTTCGGCTCGCGAATGGTCAGGGTGATGACTTTCGCGGCGGTCGGCGATACGCCGTCGGCGGCCATGGTCTTTTCTGCCGTGACTTCAAAGCGGTAGCCGTCGTTGAAGCAGTCCAGCATTTGCAGGTAGAACAGGTACGGCGCGACCGGCGCAGCTTCCGAGCTGGTGAAGCTCGAAGCGGTGCCGCCCAAACCGACTTTGAAGGTCAGATAGGCATTCTTGGCGGCCGGGGTGGTCAGGCGCATCACGATGGCCTCGAACGCGCCGCCTTCGAGCGCTTCGCTCGTTTGCACGTAGGCTTCGTTCAGGGCCGAAATGCGCAGCGATTCAGCAGCGCCCAGCTTCGCTTTCAGGTTGCCTTTGTTGACGCGAAACGGAGCGTCGATGCGGCCACGCTTGAAGCGGCCGACAACGGCGAACGCCTGATCGGTCGGCGCAGGCGAGAAGCCGTCCGTATTGTCGCGCAGCGGATTGAGCTGCACGCCCGGCTGCGCTTGCAGTTGACGGGTATGGGCATAGAAAGACATACAGGAGTCCTTATTCAGCCGCAGCGTCGATGACGCGCAGCGGTTGTTCTTCCAGCTCGGCGTATGCCGGGGTCAGGCTCATCAGGTGTCCGCAGTCGGTCTTGATACGCTCGATTTCGTCGTCGTTGCGCACCAGGACAGGCACTTTCGCGCCAGCGCCAATGCTGGTGGCGGCGATGATGTAGGGCATGGGCGTATCGTTGGCGACGATGATTTCGCGCGGGAAGGGCTGGGGAATCACTTCCTCCAGCACCGTGTTTTCGTTTTGCGACGCCGCGATCTGCGCGGGGTCGGCTACTGCCGGTCCCTGGACGGAACCGGCAACAGCGGCTTTCTTGCGAGTAGCCATTGTTGCCGTCCTTGTTACGTTATCGGGGTCGAGTTACTTCAGGTTCGACACGGTGATGAGCGCGCAGCCCTTGGCCGACATCAGGTGCGGGTTCGCCGTGGTGAACGAACGCGCGTTGAAGGCGTAGCCTTCCAGCTGGTCGGTGCCGATGCCCAGGGGCTTGAATTCCGGGGCGCTCGCGTCGCCGAAGATGATCGGGCAGCGGGCGGTCTGCGAGCTGCGGCCGACGCACAGGATTTCGGCGGTTTCGCCACCGGCCGATTCGTTCAGGCCGCGCGGGGTGTAGTACACGTCGTACATGCCGAACAGGCGACCGGCGCGGAAGATGCCAGGACGGGCGACGATGCCCGACGGCTCCCACAGCTCGCGCGGCAGCGATTGGAACATCGCCAGCACCGATTTGGTCACGTACAGGTGCGTCACGCCATGGTCGGCGGTGTCTTCGGCCATCTGCTGCGAGACAGCGCCCAGGACCGACTGGAAGTTCTGCCAGATTTGCGGGATGGTCTTCTGCAGGATCTGGTCCGCGTAGCCGAAGTCGAACGGTACGTGGTTGCCGAACTTGCCGATCATCTTGGCCTTGTTGATCGCGTTGTAATGGCGCTCCAGGGCGTACTGGCCGCGCACCGCCAGCATCGCTTCGGCACCGGCATCGACGCCGACTTCGTTGGCGAACTGCGAACGCGCTTCCGGGGTGATCTGGTAGACCGTGCGGAACGGATTGGCGAACAGCGAGTAGCTGCGCGCCGCAACGGCCATGCGCGGCGTTACCGATGCGTCTTTTTCGTAGTCCACGAACACTTCGGCCGAAACCAGGGTGCCAGCAGGCAGCGCCGGGTTCGAGGTGACGATGACTTCGCCGCTGCCGGGCTTGACGGAACCCGACAGGTTGAACTCGCTGCCGCCCAGGGTGATGAAGCCGCTGATCGGGACGGTTTGCGCGCCGCTCGAACCGTTGGCGGTTTCCTGGATCGCAGGCAGGCCGTTAACGTAGACCAGGGTGCGGCCGCGCAGCAGGTTCAGGGCGGCGCCACCGCTCTTGGTCGCGGTGAAGTTGAACTTGTAGTTCGCGTTGTCGTTTGGTGCGCCCAGCTCTTTGGTGCGCGACGAGCCGATGTAGTCGCCACCAGCGGCCACGCCGTCCATGATATCGTCGGCCTTGTAGTCGCCCCAGTCCGAGCCAGCGGTGTGGTTGACGATGATGAGGCGCGCTTCGTTCGAGCCACGGTCGGCAGGCAGGTAGCCGGCGAACGGGGTTGCTTCGGCCATCGCGCCCATGATGGCGACGATAGGCGCGTTCGGGAACACCGAAATGGCGTTGTGGTGGCTGTTGTTCACCGAGTCGAAGATGCCCATGGCTTGGTGCATGGCCGACAGCAGCACGTCGCCGCGCGGCATGAAGCCGTGCTGGCGGTTGTATTCCTGCGCGCCGTCGAAGATGGCCTGGATGATCTCCTTTTCCTGCGCGCTTTCGACATTGCCCAGCAGCTCGGTCACGATGCTTGGCGCGCCGCCCGATTCGTTGCTGATCGCCGAGAAAGCGCTTTGGCTGGCGGCGGCCGAGTCGAACAGCTGGCCCGGACGGTCTTCGTTTTGTGCAGCTTTGCCGACGAACTTTTCCAGGTCGTTTGCATCCTGCGGCGTGTACTTCGGGTTAGTTCCGCTCATTGGTGTTGCCCTATAAAGAAATTGGAATGTGATTCACTACAAACAGATGCGCGGAACCCCGCACATACAGAGACTTCATTTTCAAGGGGTCGCAAGGGGGCGCTTCCCCGAGTTTTCCTAACTGGCCGGGCGCAGCTCGGCAAGGCGGGTTTCAGCCGCGCCAATGGCTTCATCCACTGCCGCGATTTGCTCGCGCAGCACCACTTCCATGCGCGGCGCGGCGGTGCGGATCGACTTCGGCAAATCGACCTTCACCTTTGCCAGCGCGGCCTGGAACTTGGCGCGGCCCTTCGCCATGGCGGCGACGATTTCGGTGATGGCCTTCTGGTGGTCATCCTGATTCTTGAGGGGGATGAGGCGGCCGTTGATCTTCACCTGGAACACGTCGCCGGTCGCGGTCACGCCGAAGCTGGCCGTTTGGCTGTCCGCGAAGCCGAAATGCACGTCGCGCGAGGACACGTTCGAGACGCGCTTTACTTTCGCGTCCACGTCCACCGAAGTGACAGTGGCCCCGGCCTTCTCGAATGCGCGCTTGGCCGCACCGATGGCCTTATCCTTCCCGGACAGGTTGTAGAAATCGAGGATGAGGTTCTTCATGTAATTGCCTTGTTATGAGGGGGTGCCGGACTTGCCGCCGCCGGTCTGCACGCCGCCGTGCGTGTGGGTGCTGCCGATGTTTGTGCCGTTGTTCGTCATGGAACCGGCGATGCTCGCGCCGCCGCTGCCGGTCATGCCCGCCTTGTAGGTGAACGCCCCTGCGACTTCCACCTTTCCTGTGAACTTCGAGCTGGCCGAATCGACCAGCACCTCGGGCGAGACGACACTGGCCTTCTCGCTTGCGTTGACGGTCACTTTCTTGGCGTTGACGATGACTTCTTCGGCGTTGATGACGAACTGCTTGTCGGCGGTGAAATCGAAGTTTGCGTGGTGGAAGCGCCGCCAATCGACGCCGTTTTCCACGTTGCGCGGGCGGTAGCCGACGATGACGGGATAGCGCGTGTCGCCGCCGACAAATGCCAGCCACACGTCGTCTCCCGGCAGGATGCGGATTTCGGTGTGGTGGCTCTTGTCGCCGATGGGATTGCAGAACTCGGCTTCCGGCAGCTCCGTTGCGCCATCGGTCAGACCAGGGATGCGGACGCGCGCAATGCGCGCCTCGCGGTCGATAGATTCGACAATGGCGGGGATGAGGCCGGTCAAGAAAGACTCCCGAGCCAGAACCGCGAATACTGGGCAATGTCGCCGCCGTCGGTTCCGTTTTGCATGTGGTGGACGGCCGTGATGACGGCCATGGGAACGCCGCGCACGTTCAGCACGGCACCAGCTTGGACTTCCAAGTTCGGCTGGCCGGTGATGACCTTGCGCCGCACCAGGACGCGACCCATCAGGCCCAGCGCACGCACGCTCTTGCGCGGCGTGTACACGACGGCCTGCGCTTCGTGGCGGCGCTCGCCGATCACGAACTTTCCATCCGGGCCGGTGGACACGTACTGCGGGATTTCGTCGGCTTCGAGAAAGTCGCTTTGCACGTCCTCCGATGCCGTCACCGTCAAACTGGCGACGGGCGGCTGTGCCAGCAGCTCGCGCAGGCGCACCACGGCCACACGGCCAGCCTTCCAGATCAGCACCGCCGATTCCTCTTGCAGCACCTTGGCAATCTGCATCGTGGGCACGTCGCCCTTGAAGCAGGCGAAGCGCTCGATGCTCATATCCCCATCGACGCCCACAGTTGCTCCGCAGGCCCGGTAGATGCTGGAGAAGGAAGCATTCTTGAAGATGACGGCCGCGCGACGCCTGCGCGCCACGCCCACCAGGGCATCAGGAAACGCCGTGATGGAGACGGCCGACAGTGGCAAGTCGCCCTGCACGCCGCCGCCTGCGTTGCGCAGCGGCTCGCACTTGATGATCCGCATGGGGATTTCATTCACGCGGATCAGCTCGCCATCCTGGATCAAGAGGGCGGTTTCACTGGTCAGGCGAATCTGCGCCTCGAACGTCACCGGGATCGGTGCCATGTCGTAGCGCAGGCGGGCGCTCAGAATGAACGCGGGCGAGATACCTTGTATCGCGATCATGCCGCCAGCCCTGGATTCATGCGTGCGCCATGGCGCGCGGCCGCGTCGCAATCGACCACGCCCCGGCAGTGTCGGCATTCGTAGTTGGAGTTGCGCAGGCGGGTGTTCAGGGCGATAAAGTCATGCCCTGCGCACGCGGCCAGCGCACGCTCGTTCTCGTTCGCCATGGCGTGCGCCTCGTCCGAGAGGTGCGACAGCTCGACGTTGATGGTCCCGGCCGCCATCAGATGCACTCCGGGGCGGCGCGGAATGCCAGGCGCGGCAAGTCCATGGTTTCGTACTGCGTGATGGCCTGCTCGATTTCCGAGACAGACCGGCCGTAGGGGTCAACGCCCTGACCGCGCGAGGCTTCCAGGGCGCGCGCATTCTCGCGCTCGACGTACAGCGCCACCAGGGGCTTGATGACGCCCCATTCGCTCGCGGTCAGGTCACAGTGCTCGTCCAGGCCGCACAGATCGCCGTCGGCAACGCTGGCAATGTCGCCCCATGCGAGGTACTGGCGCGCAGCAATGCACGCCTGCTTGAGTACGTCCGGCTCATCAATGATGAGGCCGAACGCCCAGTTGACCGATAGGGCCAGCTCTCCGAGAGTCACGATTGCGCCTTAGATGTTGCCGTCGATCTTTTCGCCGAAGTAGTGGAAGAACAACGTGCCGCTGACGGTCGTAGCGGCCGAACGGTTCTCCCAGTCGCGGTCAGGGTTGTCCAGTTGCAGGAAGCAATCGACAATCGAGACGCCGCGATGGTGCTTTTCCAGCGTGCCCTCGTACACGTCGGCATCGAACTTGCCGCCGCTGGCGTTTACGTCTTCGATGAATTTTTCGATGTCGCCGCGCACGGTTTCGTAGAACGTGACTTGACCCTGCTGGTTGGTCTTGAGCTGCTGCGATTGCCACGCTTCGCCGCCCATCGGGGTTGCGATGGCGATTTCACCGCCCGAGGAAAGGGTGGGCCAGGGGAATTGCTTGCACAGCAGGCGCAGGTGCTCGAAGCCCCGGATCACGAACATGGCATCGGACGAAACGGACTTGTCGCCCATCGCCTTTACCGCTTTGTAGGTGGACGCCAGATATGCGCCCGTCGAAGTAGTCATGTGTCACCCGTCAAAGTGGATTGTTGAAGATCACACTTTGCGGCACCGCAAGAGGGCCATTTCTCGCGGTTTTCCTAACTGTTCAGGCGAAAAAAAACCCGCGCGATCGCACGGGCTTTTCGGGGTGTCGAGAGCTACATTTTGCCGGGCAGCTCGTCTTTAATTTTCTTGTATCGAGGGAGTAAGTACGCCTCGAAATCGCGCTGCTGGCGCACCACGCCCGCCTTTTCAAGTGCCTGCATTGCGCGCAGCATGACCATGCCGAATTCGAGGTTCTCACTGGCCGGGAACTGCATGGCGGCCACCATCTGCCGGTCGATTTCTGACGACGAAAACTCGTAGGCGATGCAGTATTCCACGTCGCGCCCGGCATTTTTGTTGCGCACGCTCGTGTCCAGGCCCGCGTAGCAGTTTTGGGACTGGGCCACCAGCTCGCCCACGCCTGCCTTTTTGTAGGCCGCGAGGGCTGCGCTCATTGCTCGCTCGATGTTCTTGTTACTGTCCCAGGAATCGGCCAGCGCTGGGACGGCGCTGGTGAGAATGGCGACTCCGATGATGAGCTGCTTAAACATATTTCCTCCGTGAATTATTCGCGGATTTTACACTTCATCGAAGCCGCTACCTCATTAGCCCGACATTCCCCCGGTAGCGATGTGCGCCAGCCGTCGGTCATTCAAGTCCTGCCCGGCCATCTTGTCGCTGTTGCGCACCGTGACTTCAATCGGTGTTTTGCTCGACAGTGGGACCGGCGCATCGGAGCGTGGCGCTGGCCCAGGCGGCGCTTTCGCTGGAACCTTGATCGCCGGGACACGCGGCGGCGTTGTAACGATGCCAGGGGCGGGCGCGGCACCGGCCATGACGGGCGTTGGCACGGCCGCACTGCCGGGCGCGGTGGCTGCTGGCGCGGCCGCTATGCCCATGTTCGCCACCTTGTCCGCGCCCAGCACCAGGGGCGCTGCACCTGCGGCCGCTGGTGGCGTGGCGCTCGGCTTGCCTGCCGCCAGAATCTCGGCCGCTCCTTTGGGAAGCTCCTGATTGCGGTATGCGGCGGCATTGATGCCGACGAATTCAGCCGCCGTTTTCGCATTCCGGCCCCGGTTCTTGCTAATACCCGCCCGCGCTTCTGGAGACAGCTCGCTTACTGATTTTCCCTGCTGCGCGGCCAGGATCACTTCCTTGGCGACGGGGCCGAGCATGTGCATCAAGTAAATATTTTCCGGCGTCGCTGGCAGCTTGTTCTTGCCGGTGGTGAGCATTCGCGCGCTCTCCTTCGCCAGCTTCACGCCGCCCGCGATATTCTCGTTCTCATCGAAGCGGTCCTTGACGCCCAGGCCAGTGGCTGTACCGCCTGTGATCTGGTACAAGCCAATCGCGCCGGTCTCCGAAATGGCGTTCGGGTTGCCCTTGGACTCCATTTGCGCGAACTTGAGCATCATTTCAGGATCGACCCCTTCTGCTCGGGCGTTGGCGATGATCCTGTTCCTGATCCGCTCAGGCATGCCGCCCGGCAGGCCGCCCGACGTATTCGCGCGGCCTTTCTTGAGGCTTCGGATTTTCTCGGCTTCGTCGTTGGTGTACCGCCCGTCTCGCGTCAGCTGCTCGCCGCCCTTGATTCCATCGAACGTGGCCTTGTGCCGGTAGCCCTTGTCGAGCTTTCCGAGAAGCGAGCCAACGCCCTCCGCGCTCTTGTCTTTGGCCGACGTTACCGCTTCGCCAGCTTTTTGCAATCCCGCCTTCATATCGACGCCAGTAGCATCCTTGACCACTTCGTTGACCTTGTTGGCCGCCGCCCCGGCCGCATCGGTGACGATCCCGAACTTGTCTGAAAAGAACTTGGCGATAGGCTCCCAAATGCCCATGAATTTCTCCACGGCCGCATCCCACTTGGCTTTGATCCCGTCCACGAAACCATTCCACGCGCCCATGATCTTGTCGCCCAGCGCCATCCATACCCCGGCCAGGGCAGCGATGAGAGCCATACCGATGGGGCTGAAAACCAACTTGAGCAAGTCGGTGATGATGTTGCCGCCACCGCCACCGCCGCGCTGTTCGTTCAGCGCGCGCAGCTCGGCGCGGTGGAACTGGGTATCATCGCGGCGCATGAGCTTGAGCTGTTGCAGCAGGCGCTTGAACCAGGGCGTTTCCCGGTCCTTGGGCGGGCCGCCCACGCCACGGCCGGTAACAGCCTTGCCCAGCTCGTATGTGGTCTTCATGGCCCCGAACGCGCCGCCCACCATGCCGAGCACTTCCTTCGCCGATTCGATGGCCGGGTCCACCTTCTCAGCGTCGCCGATCCCGCCGTCGCGCCCTTTGAAGAATTCCTTCATGCGACCGAAGAAGCCCTTTTTCTCGTCCTTGTCGCCCTGGTCGCCGCCAGCACCGCCGCCCGAGCCAAAGCGCCCGCGCGCGTCGCGCTGCTGGTCGGTGCCCTCGCGGGTGCGGCGCGATTCCTCCGCGCGCTGTTCCTCGGCCGCCTGCTGGGCCTGCTGGCGCGTGAGCTGGCGCACCTCCCCGGCTACGTCCGCACCAGGGTCACGCACGAAACGCCCCTGGCTGTCGCGTGGCGCATTGCGTGCCGCCTCATCCCGGCTGCCGCTGCCGTCGGGCACTGGGACCGATGGCAGGCCACCCGCCTGTCCGGCGCTGCCGCCCTGGGCCTGGCCTTGGCTCGGACCAGGGCCACCAGGGCCGCCAGGGGCATTCGGGTTGGCGCTGTTGGCTTGACGCTCCATGGCCTGCATGTTCGCGCGCAGGAGCGCCAGGATTGCATCGGTGTTTTGCTGGATGCCTTGGATGCCTTGCGCCAGCGTGTCGGCGCTCAGGCGCTCATCTGGAAGCAGGAAGCCGTCGCGGTCAGAATTGATTGCCATTAGGTAGAGCCCTTCGGTTTGAACATGAACGTATCGAATTGCGCGAACGTCATCTGGATTTGCTGTAGCCCGTCCTCGGCGCGCGACAGCTCGTAGTCGATATCGACGGGGCGCATCAAGTAATTGGTCTGGAAGCGTCCGAACAGCCCGGCTCCGACTTCATCGGTTGCCGACTGGGAAACGGCAATCTTGACCATGTACTGAAACGGCGTGCCCACCGTGCCGTCGTGATGCTTGACCTTTTTCAGCTTGGCCTCGAACCAGCCCCGGATGGTGCCGCGTGCGTCGTCGTAGGTCGTGATGCGGACCTCGGCGCGGTCGGCCCCGGTGATAACGTCCATCACGCCCATGCCGATGGCTTTTGCCTCGGACGTGATGCCGCCCGGCGAATAGGCCACATCGACGGCGAACATATTGAAGGCATGCGCCATATCCTCGTAGCCCGCCTCGGTTTCAATCTCGCCGAACGTGATGAAAAACAGGTTTTTCTTGGCGTAGTTGGTCGCCTGCACCTCGGCCATGAGCCGCCCGGCTTCCTCCAGCGATATGCCGCCCAGCAGCCGCAGCTTGCCCAGCTTTTCGGCCACCTCTCCGGTGATGAAGTTGCCGATGCCGTCGGAGATTGCGCCGCCAACATCGCCGCGAAGTGCGCGGTTGACCGTGCCTTGCAGCTTCTTCGGCACGAACTTGCCCACCAGGGCACCGCCGACTGCGCCGCCAATCGCACCCACGGACGGGATGCGGGAAGTCAGTCCAGTTGACAGTTTGCTGATGATGTTGGCGGGCGCTACCTTACTGGCGATACTGTCAAACAGGCTCATCTTCTTCCTCCTTCTTGGCCGGTACTGGCGGCTTGGAGCCACCTCCGAACCCGCCACCGCCGCCGCCACCACCACCGCCGCCGAAGTCCTCGCCGCCGCCAAAGCCGCCATCCTCCGCAGGCGGCTTCTCCATGCCCTTGACGATCAGATCGGCCTGTTCTTCATCCAGCAGCATGATCTTGGTCAGAATTTCTTTCAGCGCCGCGTCATCCAGACGCAGCTCGCGCAGCTGGGCCAGCGCACCGGCCATGAGAACGGCCGTGTTCATGGCTTCGCTCTTGGTGTGCTGCTTTTCCGATTCGAGCGCACTGATCGTGCCGTAGAAGTTGACCATCCACGGCCGCTCGGTGGCCTTGTAGACCACGCCGTACTTGTGGAACGTGTGAATGTCGATGATCTGGTTGAAGAACTCCGTCAGGCCCACGCGCAAGAGGCGCGAGCGCTCGGCCGCCTGCGCCGACGTGCGGAAGAATCCACCATCGCCCAGGCCGCCCGACAGCAGCTCGGCAAAGCCCAGCATGGACAGGTCGATGCCGATTGCACCCGAAAGCAGCTTTGCGTGAAACATCACGTCTTCAATGCTGATCGTGCCGGACTGGCCGCGACCACCGCCACCCGTAATGCTGCCGCTCAGGGCGGTCAGTTGTTTTTCGCCCCATACCGGCAGCAGATTGTAGATGCGCGAGAGCACCGGCTTGCCCTTTGCCACCGCTTCCTCGGCACGCTTCTTCGATGCCTTGAGGATGGTGCTCAGGTTGCGCATGTAGTCTTTCTGCTGCTCCTTCGTCATGGAATCCATGTTGATGGTCAGCATGGACTCATCAATCGAGTCCAGCACGCGCTGGCCCACCAGACCGGCCAGGGCGGTGGCAAGCGCTTCATATGGCCCCTCGGCGCTGTCGAGGAATGAGCCGCCGAACAGGGACGGCAGGATCGGCAGCTGGTTCACGTCGTCCTGTTCGAGCGCCAGCTTGACGGCCTTTTCCAGCGCGCGCACCTGCGGGATATAGACCATGCGCGGCATCTTCATGCGCGCCATCTGGCTCACGTCGAGGCGGGATTTCATTTTCGGGCCAGCTGCCACCACAAAGCCCACCGTGGAGTTGCCGCGCTCGTAGGCCGTCACCATCGACGGATGCACCAATTCATCCACGTACACGTCAACGACGCCGTTCTTGCCGTCGGCGTACACGCGGCCGTAGGCGTCGCCATAGCCCGCGCCATTGAAAGCGACGGTGTACGCGATGCGGTTGAAGATGGGCGTCAGGTCGGTGCGAATTTCCTCGGCAATCTTGGCGGCCGTCTTGTCGTCCTTGAGCGCCGGGTTGTCCTCCAGGAAAACCACGTCGCCGGACGTTTCATCGCCGCCCAGGGCGGCCGTGACGTGCAGGCGCAGGCCGGTCGAGATAATCGGGTCGCCGATCATATCGAGCCACTTCTGGAAAATCTGCTGCCGGTTGCGGGCGGTGCGCTTGGCGGTGCCCAGCAGGGTCGAGATTGAAAGCCCGTCCGTCATCGCGTCCATTTCGTGCTCGGACGTGATCGTGCTGTTCTCGACGTTCTTCGGGCCGAACAGCTTGCCCAGGAATGAACGTGCCCTGGACGTTAGAGATTGTTCTTGCATGGCTTTTCACGGTGATGTGTCAGCCTGCATTGTTGCGTGCCGGGCAGGGCGTCCCGGCGCTGGTTTTCCACAAATGAAAAAGCCCGCGCATGGCGGGCTGGTGGCGGTGGCGGTGGCGGTGGCGCTTATTCGACGGCTTCGTCCAAGCTATCCAGAGCCTCATCAATCTGTTCGACGGCCGTTTCTAGGGCGGTCGCGGCCTGTTCCATCTTCTCGCCGTTCGGGGCCGCTTGCAGCCCTTCTGGCATATTGTCGTAGGCGTCGCGCTCGGCGTCGCCCAGCGCTTCGATTTCATCCTTGATCGCCTCCAAGCGCTCGCGGATGGCGCGGATTTCGGCGCGTCGCGTATTGTTCATATCGGATTCCGGGTAGTGTGCGCCCACCGTAGCGGGCGCGGGGTTGTTAGGCGGCAGCGCGGTAGGCTTTGACCAGGGCGTCGCGGTCCACATTGAACAGCCAGGCCACGGTATCGGCCACGGCGGGCAGATGCCCACCGTTGGCAATGCGCCACTTGAAGTTGACGAGTGCATTTTCCATGTGCGGATTCTCCGGTAATGCGCCCTTGCGGGCGCGGGGTTGGTCTTAGTTCAGCTTGGCAATGCGGGCTTTAGCGGTCGCATAGGCCCAGCGCTTGGAAGCATCCAGGCTGTCGAATTTTTTGGAGCGCTGCGGCACGCCGAAATCGTGGAACTCGCCATTTTTCGGGCGACGGGCACTTTGCACCCAAGCATGGTAGTCGATCCCATTATCACGCAGGCCGACCGTCCAGCCGATTTCGCGGCCCTTGTCGTCGAACTTGCCCGAGCCCATGAAAACTTCAAACAGCTCGCCCATGAATTCCGCGACCAGTCGGCAAGGCACCGAATCTTGGGTCACGTCGCCCGACCATGCGCGGTCTTCGCCATCTTTCACCAGCAGGGCGTAGCGGTTGCCTTGCTCGTCAATCACAGCGACCTTCGATTCCATGCCGGTGAAGGTTGCAACCTCGATTTGACCATCCAGTTTCACTTCCAGCATGTTGCTCTCCCGTTCTTGCCGCGCACCGTGCGCCGCATCAATGAAACGGATTATATGCGCTCATAAAACGGATCGTCAACAGTTTTTCGATGAGCGTAAAAAAGCCCGCGCGCGGCGGGCCTGGACTTGCGGGGCTGGCGCTGGTCAGCGCGCGGCCTGATCCGGGTCGTACAGCACGAAAGTGCGGCCGCCCAGCTCGTATTCATTGGTAAGCACGCCGACGTTGCCGATGTTGTCGTCGGCGAACTCCCAGCCAGCGATCAAAGTCAGTTCGGCATCCACCTCGTCGCCGTCCTTCACCTCGTATTCACCGGCCCAAATTGGCTCATCGTAGGTGCCCACGGCCACGCCACCCGCGCGCAGGATGCGCTTCATCGCCCACCAGTAGGGGCCATAGCGCAGGTAGTTTTTCGGGTCTTTCGCCAGCACCTTGCGGGTCTGCTCGATGAAGATGGGCAGCAGCGGCTTTTCGTGGACAGCCGCCCAGTATTCGGCCCGCTTGGCGCGCAGGTAGTCAGTGTCCATCTTGTAATCGGAATCGCTCATATCGTTCTTTCGTTGACGCCGCCCCGGTGATGGGGCGGCGGGTTAAAGTTTACAGCAGGTAGTCGCCGATGTTCAGGCCCAGGTGCGCAAACAGGGTGGAAACCGAAGCAACGGGCTTGCCGTCGCTGAATTTCTGGTCATCCTTGATCGTCACCCGGAACGCCTTGGCCGAGTTGTCGAACGTCCGGCCTTGCAGCCCGGCAGCGCCAGCAACGGCCACCTTGTCATAGGTCGGCGTCCCCTTCGCCAGCTTGAGCAAGATGAACTCGTTCGCCTTGTACAAGTAGGTTGCCGAGTAGCGGTCCTGCGTTTTCAGGTCGTCCGTCCGGCTGATTTCAGCGCCGATTACGCCCGGCAGCTTGCGCAGCGCCTTGAGCATCCCGTCCGGGTCCACGCCCGCCACGTCCAGCGAGTGCATGGCCTTGTAGGTCTTGGCCCACTTGCGCATGTTCATCCAGCACTGCGACACGAAGTAGCCCGTAATCTCGACGGCCGCCGCCCAGGTGGAAACGTGCATACGCGCCGATCCCGGCAGGCTTTGCAGGGCTCGCGCTTCGGCCGCGCCCACCTTGATTTCGACGTATTCGCCCACCTCGGCGAACAGCAGCTCGACCAGCTTGCGGCCGTGGCTCTCCATGAAGTCGGACGGCAGGTAGTAGTCGCTCGATGCGGTGGCGATTTCGTCGGCCAGCAGACCTTTTTCCACGGCCTCGCCCAGCGCGGCCTGCATCGGCTTCGACAGGACGTATTTTTCGTGGACGGAGAACAGGTGCCAGCGCTCGATGCCGTCATCAATCGTGTTGCGGCGCTTGACGTAGTTCGCGTATTGCGAGCCCAGCGCGATTTCGAGAGAATCGACCGCGACCGCCTGTTGCGCACCTTGCAGGAACGCCAGCGCCCAGGCGTCCAGTTCGTCGTGCGTCTTGGCGGCCGCCACGCCGCCCGGCAGGGCATTTGCGAACTCCGACAGAGTGCCCATGAAGCTCAGGGCGCGCTGCACGGTGGTGCCAGCAACGGCCGACAGGTCGGCTTCGGTGGCGCGCAGCTTGTGCGCCTGGGCGTACACGGCCAGCTCCTTGACCTTCGTTTCCTCGGGCGCGTAGCCGCCGCTGCCCACGTCGCGCAAGTCCTTGAGCACGACGGCATAGTAGCGGCCGTAGGACTGGATCATCGGCGCTTGCTCGGCCATGATCTTCGCCACCAGCGCGCCACCCGTCGAGCCTTCTGGCAGGGCGAACGGGAAGTAAGGCGCTTTGAACCGGAACGAGTCGATGCGCAGGCTTTGCGACGGAATCGCCACGTCCAGCGCGTCGCGCACGTCGTCCACCAGGGACGAATACAGTGACAGATCGTTGGCCTGGAAGCCTTCGCCGGTCGCGATGCGCGCCTTGTCCAGATTGACAGCGCGCTGCACGGTCGCTCGCCACTCATCGGAACTGCGGGCGATGAACTTCGCGCCGGTCATGCGCAGCAGCTCCGACTTGCTCATATCGGCCGGGTTGAAGCCGACCAGGGAAGCGCCCGCGCTCGGCTTCATCACGACCAGCAGCTTGTCACCCACGTCCACGAAGCTACCCACCGCGACCAGCGAGCCGGTGACAATCTCGGCGTCGCCAGCCTGGAAGGCGGCCAGCTCGTCCGTGCTGTAGCCGTCGCCTGCGCGCTGGGTGAAGCCCACGGCCGCCTCATCGCGCATGCGGGTGACGATGGAAACGTCCTTCTGCCAGCTCTGGTACGCGGCCGTTGCCTTGAGTTCGTCGGTGATGCTACCGTACTCGCCCGGCGCAATCGGGATGCCGTCGGAATCGACCGACAGGCCGCCCAGCATGGAAAGCTGATTGGTGCGCTTGGCGGTCAGTTCCTCGATCTGCTTGCGCAGGCGGGCGGCCAAGATCGGGCCTTCCGTTTCGTCCAGGCGGGTCTGCACCTTCTTGATTTCGGCGGTGGTCTGCCTGGCGACGGCCAGCTTGCTATTGACCCATGCCGAAAAGCCGACCAGCTCGCGGTGGCGCTGGGTGGCGGTGAACTTTTCCAGCCACTTCGATTGTGCGTCGATGATGCGCAGGCTCTGGAGCTGGGCCACCTTGACGGCGGCGACCTTCTGGCGCTTCTGGCGCTTTTCGATTTCCTCGCTGATGCGGCCCATTGCGCCCGCGTCGCCCACGGCATCGGCCAGCATTTCGTAGTCCTCTTTCGACATATCGCCTTCAATCTTGATCGAGGTCGAGTCGCCGGACATAAGCGAGCCAATCCAATCGGCCTTGATGCCGACCAGCTTGCGCTTGTAGCCGTCGAAAGTGCCGTCGGCGTCGTAGTGGTACACGTTGACCTTGGCCACCGGGTTGCCCTGGCGCACGCCACGGCCGTTACGCTGGTGGATCGAGTCGGGCGTCCAGCCAATCGTCATGTGGTGGATGGCTTGGCAACCTTTTTGCAGGTTGATGCCCACCTCGGCTTTCTTGTTCGCGATGACGATGGTGTACTTGTTTTCCTCGCCGTCGGCGTTGAATCCGTCCTGCACGTCCTGCATCCCGGCCGTGTCCACCGATACCGCGTTGACGATCTTGATTTTGCCCGACGGGATGCCGACCGCCTGCGTCAGCGCCAGCTTGATCTTGTGGTGCAGGCTCAGCTCGTCGCAGAAAATGATCTGCTTGGCTTGGCCCATGTGGCGCGGGATGGCCGCCTCATTGCGCACGTTCTCGATGACAGCGGCCAGCTTCGGGCTGATCTTCACCGACGGCTCGATGTCATTGGCGGCCAGCAGTTTCAGCAGCACGTCCTGGGTTTCAAAGTCAGTTGACAGCAGCTCGACCGCGCTACCCTTGCTTGCGGCGCGGGCGCGCACGGTGATGAGGAACTTCGTGACGGATTCGCCGGTTTCCACGTCCTTGACGACGCGGGTTTTCACGTCGGCCGGGTCAGCGTTGTCGTCCGAGTAGTCGCGTTCTTCAACGATGTTTTTCTTGTTGAAGGCGGCGATGGCCTTGGCCGCCGCTTCGGCCTGCGTCGCCTTGTGCTTGAAACTGAAAATGCCGGTGTCCATCTCCCGGTCGTTGATGACTTTCGTCATCTTGCGGATCAGGTTGAACGGGCTTGCGGCCAGTTTTTCCTCGGCCGATGCGCCGCCTGCCTTGATGGCCTTGACCGCCTCTTTGTATTCTTCCTTGTAGCCGATGATGGTGCTCATGGCGTCCGCGCCGATATCGACGGACACGGCCACCTCATCGGCGTCCGGCACGCTGATGTTCAGGCCGTCGGCCTTCACGTCCTCGGCGGTTTTGATGACGGTCGAGGTGCGCAGCAAGCGGCGCAGCAGGTCCGCGTTTTGCAGACCGCCGAACACGCGCACCGGGCGCATGATGCCCACGATGTTTTCTTCCTCGCGCTCGTCAATCTCGCAGGCGGCCGCCATGAAGCTGTCCGCGCCGGTCACGCCGTACATCGCATTAACTTCGCGCTCGCCCAGCGCCAGGGTCAGCATCGCGTAGACTTCCAGGGGCGAATTTGTCACTGGGGTGGCGGTCAGCGACAGCACGCCGTCGTTGCGGGGCGACAGGCCGCGCAGGAACCACGCTTTCGCCTGCATATCCATGCCGCGCTGGCTCTTGCTCGGGTCAGCAAGGTACTTCGCGCCCTTGAACTGGCTCGAAGTCATCTTGCTATTTTTGTAATTGTGCGCCTCGTCCAGCACCAGGGAATCGACGCCCATATCCTCGAAGTAGGGCAGTGCGCCGGACTTCTCGCCGGTATCCTTGACAGCCTTGCTCTTGCTGTCGGCGGCAATTTTCGCTTTCTTTTTGCTGGCGTCTTCTTCGGCCAGCAGGTAGGCGTCGTCGTTCTCGGTGAGGTACTGGACGTAGGCCGCCATCGTTTCTTCGCGCAGCGGGATCAGCTTGAACGCTTCGAGCGTCATAAAGATTTTCGAGTGGCGATTCTCGCGGATCACGTTCAGATCGACCTTCACCTGGGCGTTGTCGATCTTGTCCTTGCCGTTCTTGCCCTGCACCAGACCGACATACAGGCAGTCGGACGTGTCCAGATACGCCTTGCCGCTTTCCTTCTTCCAGTTGGTCAGGGTGGCATTCGGCACGACGAAGATGGTCTTGCGCTTGACGCCGATGCTCTGGCAATACTGGATCGCGGCCAGAGCGGTGATGGTCTTGCCCAGGCCCACGTCGAAGCCGAGCACGCCGCTCAGGTTGCGCGAGAACCGGCGCACGGCCGCATACTGGTAGGCGTGCGGCGGGAAGGTCGCCACGTTCAGGCCAGGGATTTCCAGCGGCGAGCCGTCCGGTTCTTCAATGAAGCGCAGCGCCTCGGGCGAATTGAGACGGGCGTTCAGTCCGGCCTGCACTTCTTCGTTGGCGCGCGCCCAGGCGTCGAACTGGGCTTTTGCCGCGTCGGCGATTTCCTTGATGCGGCGAACCAGTGCGGCCTCTTTGTCTGGGTCCGACTCCACATCGACGGCCTTGCTTTGGGTCGTGATGTTCTGGTTCTTGAGGTAGCCTTTCACGAAGCGCTGCATCGCCTTGTGGGCGGCCGTGTCCTCGGCATTGGCCCACTTCGACAGAGAAGGCTGTTTAATGTCGAACTGCTCGCGGCCGAGCGCGTCGGTGGTCAAGAAAATGTCCGGGCTCACGTAGGCGCGCAGGAATTCCAGCTTTTGCAGGTTCGTGACGTGTGGCGTGAACAGGGAGAACGTCATCGACGCTACATCGACGGTGCCCAGGCGGGTCTTTGCCGCTTCGTGCTGGCGTACCAGCTTGGCGCGGATCGCCGGATCGTCGCAGTTTTCCAGCTCGACGGCGGCCGCTTCCAGGAAGTCGGCATAGCTGCCGGTGTAGTAGTCGTTGGCGCGAATGACGGATTTGCCGTCAGCGGAAATGCACCATTCCTCGTCCGTCAGCGGGTCGAAACCCGAGAACGCGGCGGCCATTTTCTCGACCGGCACATAGCCGCTTTCGTCCTCGGCTTCGTACTTGACCTTCTCGTAAAGCTGGCTCGGGGTCAGCATCGCGGCTTCGCGCGTCGCCAGGATTTCACCCTTCCAGAACGGCGTAAATTCGCCCTTCACGCGGGCATTGCGGATCGACAGCAGGCCGTCTTTCACGTCCTTGGCGGCGCGGCCGAACGACTTGTTACCGTAGGACTGGACGCGCGCGAGCTGGGCCGACAGGACCGGATAGCCCTCGACGTAGTTGTACGGCTCGACGCTGCTTGCGTCCTGCATGAGCCCCATGACGGCGAGGCCCGCGCTGATTGCCTCCCACCAGCTCTGGCGCTCGTTCTCGCCCAGGTGGTCGAGGGAGTTGCGCACGGCCAGGAGCCAATTCGGGGTGCCCATGTGGCGGCCCTTGATGTTTTCGTGCCCGATCCAGCGCGCGGCCTGATCCCAGGTGATGCCATTGTTGACGCATTCCAGCGGGGTCTGCACCTTCTGGCCGATAGCCTTCATTTCCGCGTCCTCGGCCGCGCCCGATTCCAGCGCCACCCACGCGCCATCCTTGTATTCGAGCGTTTGGCCGTTCGAGTGGATCACGTCGCCGTCGTCGTAGGTGATCGGGGTCGTTTCGGCGGCGTTCAGCAGCTCCCAGTCGATGTGCGACGCCGGGAAGCGCTTGATGAGCTTGGCGATGTTGCTGATGCTGTCGTTGTTGATGATCGCGGCCACCTCGCCATAGCGGCCGGTGGTGGTTCCTTCTTCGCCCAGGATGTACTTGCGGCCTTCGCCGAGGAAGTATTTACCGGACACGAATTCATCCCACAGCACGCGCGCCTCGCCCAGCAGGCCCGGATTCTGCTCCTGCACCTCGGCGATTTTCGTGGCCGCCTCGCGCGAGAACTTGCGGAACACGATCAGGTCGGTGGTCACGTCGGCGGCCGCCGTCGTGAAAATGCTGTTCGGCAGGCGGTACGCGCCCAGGAACTCGGCCATGAGCGAGGCGCTGGTGCGCAGCTTCGATTCCTTGGACGACAGGCCCGAGACAATCGACTTCGGCACGATGAAGGCGGCCAGCCCGTTCGGCTTGAGCTTTTGCAGCGAGCGCAGGATGAAGTATTCCTGCAAATTCGCCTTCTGGAAGCGCTTGTCTTTCAGCGGGTTGTCGCCGCGCATCGCCAGATCGCCAAATGGCACGTTGGTGACGACGGCATCATAGATTTCGTCCGGCGTCGCGGCGGCCACTGCCTCGAATGGGGAAATGGTGGTGCTGACGGTCGGGCCGTCGTTAATCGCGCCGTTGATGCCGCCGCTGGTTTCGTCCAGCTCGACCTGGGACATTACGGCGCTGGCCGGGCGCGTGGCCGTGAACACGCCGGAGCCGGCCGACGGGTCGAGCACGGTGCCGCCAGCGAAGCCCAGTTCTTCCAGCAGGGTCCACATGGCCTTTGCAATCGGCTTCGGGGTGTAATACTCGTAGGGCGAGCCGGTCATGCCGTTGGCGTCCACCAGACCGCCGCCGTTGCCGCTGTACTTCGCCAGGATGGCGCGCTCGGCGTCCGTCACGGCCACCTCACCGGCTTTGATCTTCGCCAGCAGGGCAATCGCCGCGTTGTTGTCGCGCTGGCGCTGGCCCTTGGTGCGGCTTCCTTCATCCGGGTAGAAGTGGTCGGTAACGGTCGCCGGGGTGCCGACAGGCGGCACGATGGCGGGTGCTGGTGCTGGTGCTGGTGCCGGGGCAGGGCGGCGGCCAAGTGCCTGCACGATCTCGCGCACGCGCACGCCGATTTTCAGCAGGCGCATCTTCGCTTTCGTGTCGGCGTCGGCCGGGATGGTGGCGCGCTCCTTCTTGAGCTGCGCCAGCTCGCGCGCGAGCTTGAGGGTGGCAAGGGGATTGCCGGGTGATACGTCGTCAAAAATCTTCATTAAGGGTCCGGTTCGGGAATGGAAAAACGGGCAGCGCACCCTAAAGTTTGCTGCCCGTCCACTCCCCGAAAACCGGGGCTTTTCCTAGCTGTCGCTTACGCTGCGGCCAGCATGAAATCGGTGTAGGAGTTGATCGCGCGACCCACCAGCTCCATCACTTCCGCGTCGCTTTCGTAGGTGGCGGCCATGCCCTCGATCTTGTCGGCCAGCCCGCCGTCCCACATATCGACGCCGTGCGTAATGACGCCGTTCAGGAACGCCATATCGCCCACGCGCGCCGGATTGCGCTCCTGCTCGCTCGTTTCGCCGGGCTCGGCTTGCGACAGGAACGCGTCGGCCTCGGCCTGGGCGGCAGCAACGGCGTCCGCAGCAGAGGTGTACGTGCCGACTTCCTGCGATGGCGAACCGCTAATGCCGCCAGTGAACGATGCTGACTTTTTCAGCTTGAACTGCTCCGGGGTGCCAAACACGCGAATGTTGAGGTTCAGCTTGCCGCTCTCGCGCTGCACGCCTTTGGCCCATTCGTTGCCGCTGACATTCTTGAACCCGGCCGCTTCCAGCTCGGCATTGCCGCTCGGGACGGGGGTAGGCTCGACCGATGCACCGAACGACCAGCCCAGGCCCGGCCATTCCTCGGCCATCACGTCGGTGACTTCGCGCACCAGGTCGGCGCGGCCGGTGGCGATGAAGGTTGCCAGCTCGGCGCGCTGCTCGCCTGCGGAATTGAGGACGCGCCACACGTCGATCCGGCGCAGCTGCGCCAGCGAGTCGGCTGCGATCTTGATGAGTTGCTCCATGCTTTGCTTCTCCTGCGGTGCGGGTGCCTGGGTAGCGAGAGCGGCGAGCTGCTCTGCTTCGCCATCTTCCAGGCGGGTATCCATGCGAATGACTTCCATCGTTCCAGTCGGGATGGTCTTGCCTTCGGCCAGCTCTTTTTCGATCCAGGCGCGGTAGGTATTGAACTGCTCGGATGGGGCGGCGGGCTCGTCGGCGATGACTTCAGGCGCTTCGCCTTCGATGAACAGGTTGAACACTTCGCCCGATTCGCCTACAATCGAATCAAGTAGGCAGCTCACTAAGCGGGTAGCTCCGATAGACTGCGAAGTCTGTACAGCCCTGCCGTCGGAAGAAGCTGTAGGGGAAGGGTCGGATTCGTCCGGCCCTTTTCCTTTTTCGGCCACCGAATCGAATACGGCATCGGCCGCATGGACCGTGTGATCCCAGTGAAACGCGCCCTTGTCGTCCTGCTTGACGATGAAGCGCACGGCCAGCGATTCCCCGGCCAGGGAGGCAGTAGCGCGCAGGAGGTGGTACGCCACGATGTTCTGCTCGCGCTCGGGCGCGTAGGTCTGTTGCTGCGACACTTTCACGGCCGCGCCGATCATCTGCTTGATGGCCGGGATCAGCTTGAGCTTGCGCTTGTCGCCGCTCAGGCTCAATACCTTCTTCATGCCGCTCTTGCGCAGCTCCACGTCGCTGCCCAGGGCAGGGCAGGGCACCCACTGGCCCAGCATGGCCGTAAAGTGTGCCTTTGCCGCTTCGCGCAGCGCCTTCGCGCCTTCCGGCGTGTCCTCGAACTGGCCCAGCTCGTCGCCGGTCAGCGCGACATTCGCGTGCGGGGCTTCCGGCGCGACGGGCAGGGCGGCGGTGGCGTCGATGGCGGCGGCCAGCTCGTCCACGTTCTTGGTCAGATCGTCCTGAATGCCGTTGACGGTCATGCCGACGACGTTCTTCCCCGCGCCGACTTGCCAGAAATCGAAGCGCGCGATGATGCCCGCCTTGGTCAGCGCGCCCCATTGCTCGCCTTCCCAGCCCAGCGCGCGCAGGGCTTTGCGCAGGGCGACGACACGCTCACCGAAGAACGAATCGAGACGGTCTTGCCACTTGATCGCCTTGGCTTCGTCGCGCAGCACCTCGGCATAGCCCGGCCACTCCGTCGGGTCCACCTCGACCACTGGCGCAGGCACACCGGCCCGCACCTGCGCGGTCAGGCTTACCACTTCGCCGATCACGCCCAGGGTGTACATCGGGTCGGCATCCGTCGCCAGGGCGCTTTCCAGGGTGCTGACGCGCTCGGTCAGCTCGCCCTGTAGGCGGCCCAGGTCCAGCACCGAATCCAGCACCACGGCCGGTTCCGGGGTCGCCACCAGCGGCTCGCGCGGGATCAGCACGGCCGCATCCTCGGTCATCACAGCATCGAACACGGTTTCGCTGTCGGGCAGCTCGGCCAGCACCAGGCCGGACGCGATATCATCCACGACCGCATACATGGTTTCGCCCTCGCGCGGCTGCGGCGCGACCGGGAAGGCCAGCGAGTAGAGGACGGCGGCGGCGGTGAATTTGACGCCCACGACGATACCGGCGACGAACAGCGGATCGCCGTCGGCATCGCTCAGGGCGAGCCATACGCGGCCCGCCAGGGCTTTATCGGACGGCAGGACGGATGCGCCCAGTTCCTCGGCGGCGGCCTTGTTGATGAGCCTGTGGCCCAGCCAGGAGCCGGGCGCGGTGTTGGTGTCTTCCATGTTATCCCTTGAGTGCTTCGTTCGCCTGCGCGATGGCGTGCTGCGCATACGCGGTGACGGCCGATTTGAACAGGGCGAGCATACCGGCGTCGGAACCGTGCGCCGCGTGGATTTTCCCCAGCTCGTCGGCCAGCATCGGTGCGGTCAGGCCAGGGCCGTCGATCACGGCTTGCAGGTAGGCGCGCGCCTCGGCGCTTGGGTCGGCCACGTCGCCGCCCAGCTCCTGCATGATGACGCGCAGGCGGTCCAGGTCAGAGAAGAAGGTATCGGCACTCTCGCTCAGCCGTCCGAAAATCTGCGCGCTCTCGCCGATCAGCTCAAACGATTCGGCCGAGCCTACGGCATCCAGCAGGGTCATTTCCATTTCGTTTCGTTCCATTTCGTCCATCAAGTCGTCCTCGCTGGGGAGAACGGAAATTCCATACTGTTCGGACTGGCAAAAGCCGTACAGCTCAGCTGGCTCCAGGGTGTCGAACTGGATGCGCGCGCCGCCAATGCCCGAAATGGGCGTCAGCTCCAGGAAGTCCCGGAAAAATGCAATCGCATCGGCGCTGCCGGTGTATTCGACGCGGCTATCTTCGTCCTCGCCCCATTCGGCTTGAAACGCCCCGTAGGGCGTCATGGCTTTATAAATCGTGGTCATTGTAGGTTCTCCGCGCCGACGGTTTCGATCAGGTTTTTCTTCGGATCGCGCACCGTACTGCTGCTGAAATAGTTCCAGATTGCAAGGAATAGTCCGGTGCCATCGCGCTTCGCAAGCGCCATTACGGCCTGCACCTTTTCGATGTCGCCGTGGACAATCTCGGCCGATATGTCGTCGCTGTTAAAGCTCCACGCTGCATCGTCAATACCATCGACAATCATGTAGCCTTTTGCGTTCCGGCTCGTAGTGCGGTTGCGATACGTCCCGGAGAAAACACGGAATTTTCCGTGCGACCCGACATAAACCGGATTCCCCTTTTTTGCTTTTGAAAGCGCCCGCCTGTCGAGCACCCTGTAAATCTCGCTGCCCCGATCCAGCTCTGCAAACCAGTTGTCTTTAGTGAGCACTGCCTGGGCCGCCAGATATGCAACGGCGCGTTCGTACTGGGTTTCTTCGCTCTGGCGCTTTTCCTGCATTTCACCAATGGCGCTCTTGTGCATGTTGAGCTTGGCGTGCATCGCAGGGGGGGTGGTCATGCTCAGGTAGCCGGTGATGAGGTTGAGCATTTCCGGGTCTTTCGCCGCCAGAATGGCCGCGTCTTTCGGGTTTGCGAGGTACTGCACGCCCATGGACCAGACCTCAGTAATGCCGTTCGGGTAAATCTTGCCGACGTAGGCATCCATGAAGTGATCCTTGTAGGCCACCTCGCTGGCGTCATAGCCCTTGTTGCCGGTCAGGTCGCGCAGGCGGTACACGCTGTCGTCCTCGCGGCGCTTTAACAGGAAGCCGTTCGCGGCCGCCTTGGCAATCGGATCGTTCTCCAGGTGGTGCGCCAGCTCATGGAACAGCGTCACCTTGGTAAAGCGCGAGCCCAGGTTGATGACCTTTTCGCCCAGGCGCTCCGTAATGCCCACGGCGTTCGCCCGCTTGCCGCCGTCAATGCCGATGCGAATTGCCGACGCCTTGCCGCCTGTCAGGCGGTAGAACTCGGCCATATCGCGCACCACGTCTTCCGGCTTGTAGCCGAGCTTGCGCAGCTTGGCCTTGGCGTTGGCGTCGATGACTTGCTCATTTGCCCAGGCATTCGCCTGTTCGGTCGTGATCGGCGACGCCTCGGCCAGCTTGGCGAGGATCGCAGTCCCGCGCGCCTCGAAGATGGCCTTGTGCCCATCCACTCGGTCGCGGTTGTATTCGTCGTGCAGGTCGCTGTAACGCTGCCACGCGGCGGTCTGCTCGTCGCCGGTACGGGTCATCAGGTCCAGACGCTTTGCCAGCAGCTCGGTTACGTCCAGCCCCTCGGCGCTGTTCTCGCGGATCAACGTTGCCAGCGCATCAAGCGCCTGCGTCCGTTCGCGAGAAATGCGCTGGTAGGCTTCGCGCGCCTCGACATACTCCGCGCTGTCCTCGGGCTTCTTTGCCAGATGCGCGGCAGCGTCGGCCATCATTTGCTCCAGGTCGGACTGCTCGACGCCATGCTTGATCCCACGCCCGGCCAGCGCGTTGAATGCGGCCACCTTCGCGCCATCACTGGACGTTTTTTGGCTCAGCGCGTTGTGGCGCTCCCAAATTACTTCGGCAAGCGTGCTGGTGCTGCCGCCAGCAAGCTGGGTCAGCTCGCTCACCGTCATCAGCTCATACAGCGCCAGCTCGTCAGGCAGCACATTGATGCCATTGTTCAGGTATCCCGACAGCGCCTCCAGCGAGCCCGCCTTGTCGGCGAGCGAGAATTTCAGCGGGCCGACAGCGGACGCATAGCCCAGCATCGCCAGGATTTCGCGCAGGCGGTTCAGACCATCGAAAAACCCGGACGACTGCTCGTCCAGGCTTCCCATCAGGGCCGCGCCTTCGCCGATGATGGCGAAGTATTCTTGCTGCCCTTGATCCATCAGCCCACCCGCTTTTTGAATTCAGCGATGAACCAGTTCTTCGCGGCGGTCTTGGCGCGCTCGATCATATCGAGGTAAGCGCCTTCCGGGTCGGTGTACTTGCGCGCCAGGGCGGCGAGACGGTCGGTCACGGCCTTGTCATAGAAGTCCACCTTGCCCTCTGCGGCCAGCGCCAGGAAATCGCCGTCGGCGGCTTCCTCGTCGTCCGTGGTGGTCGTCGCCTCGTCCAGATCGAGCGGCTCTGGTGCCGGGCGCTTGGAAATGAGGTAGGCGGCGTAATCCAGGCCAGTTTTCGTGAGCTGCTTCGTGCCCAGCACTGCGTCGGCTTGCTCCAAGACGCGGCCCATTTCTTTGTCGGCACCCATGCTCCAGCCCTCGGCGACCTTGGCGCGGACAATCGCTTTTCGGGTGACAACTTCCCCCTTGTAGCGGACGACGGTATTCAGCGCTTGCAGCACTTTTTCCTTCTGCATCGGGCTCAAGCCGTCGGCGAAGCCGTCCACGTCCTCGAACTCGGCGCGGATAGCGGCGGCCTTCGCTTCTTCTTCGGCGCGGCGCGCTTCCCATTCGGCGTTTGACTTCGCATCGGCCTCGGCCTTGATGATGAGGCGGTCCACCTCGGCGCGGGCCTGCTCAATGGTGGCGTGCAGCGTGTCGCCGCCAATGGTGCGCTCACCGGCTGCGGCGAGGGCTTTATTCTCGTCCGACTGCACCGCGAACATAATATTGCCGCCCACGCGGGTAGGGTAGATCAGGTATTCGCGATAGGTTTCCGACTCAGGGTCGGCCGCTGGCGCTGGCTGCGGGTCCGGTTGCGGCTCAGGCTGTGGGTCCGGGTCCGGCTGCGGGTCTGGCTGTGGGCTCGGCTGCGGCTCGGGGTCGCGCGTGCCAGCAGCAGCTTCGGCGGCGGCAACCTGCTGCTCCAGGTCGGCCAAAGTCGCTTTTTTCGTGTCCAGCTCAGTTTGCAGGCTGGCGATGGTGTCCATGCGCTCGGCGCGCTTGGTGTTCGCTTTGGCGAAACGCTCGCTGTTTTTTTCGGCCAGCAGCATGATCCGGGCGGCGACGATGCGCGGCTCCAGGTCGCGACCCTTTTCCGGCGCAACGGCAATCGTGATGTCCTTTTTGTTGAGCATCCACTTCCAGGAAACCAGATCGTCGCCGGGGAGAATCTTCTTCGGCGTCACGTCCGGGTTGTGGAAGAACACCGACACGGTTTGGCCGTCGGTCAATTCGTAGATCACGGCCACGTTGGTGGTGCCGCGCTGCGTGAATGGGTCCGATACCTGCATGGCGGCCACCTTCACGGCCTTGCCGGTGCGGTCCAGCACCTTGCGCATGATGCCCATGCGCTGCTCGATGCGCGAGAACGGGACGACCAGGGCGTCGAGCGTAAGCACGGCGTCGGCATCGCCCAGCACGTCAGCCATGCTTACGGCGTCGAACAACAGGCCGTCGGCCGCGTCGCTTCCCCGGATGGCGTAAAGTACCTGATCCAGCGTCAAATTGCGCGGCTTATCGGCGCTGTCCCAAAGGACTTTATTCATTGCATTTCCTTCATACGGTAGTAGATCGTTTGTCAGTGGCCGCGACTTATTGCTATTTGCAATCCACCATTTAAGTTGCGTAATTGAGCAAGGCTGGCAGCTATGCAATCCCTTCCAGCCGCGCTCGTAATTGCTCAAATAACCCGCCTCGGCTTCCGACTGGCTTGCAAACCCGAGCATGATTTTGTGCTCATCGAATTTGCCATCAATAAACTGATTTACGACGTAAGCGACCTCGGAAGTTAATGGCGCTGGACCTATCGTACAATCCAATTCGTCGCCGTCATTGCCCAGTGTTCCTACCAAATATCCGTAGGCGAAAGTCATGGTCTGACTTCCCTTGGTGCCATTCTTATCGCGCCAATAACGTACCGAATTTGCCGGGTTTTCGATGGCAATTCGCAGCCCATAAAGCGAGAAACGGTCTTTGCGATAATTGCCCGATGCGGCCTGCGCTTCGGTCGGGTCACTCAATTCGGGCCAGATCATCGTTTCCAGCTCTTGCTTCGTCCGCTCGCGCACGCCCCACGAATTAAACAGACCGGCCTTGATTCGCACGGTCACAGAAACCGATTTCGATTTATCTGCGGCGCTGCGAGCCGTAATAACGTCGAACTGATCGCGGCCAATGGCGCGCGGGGCGGTGTAAAAGCCGTCGGGCTGGATTTTTCCGTACAGGGCAGACCACACCACGGCCTGCGACACGCCGCCCGTAACTTCCACGTCGGCCTCGAACATCACGGTATTGAGCCCGTCCAGGTCCACGGCCGACGGCGTAATGCGAATACCGATAACCGCCTGGGGCACGCCGCCAATCGTTTGGCTCATGGCACCGCCTGGACTGGTGCTGCCCTGGGTGGTGCCTGCGCCTTGCAGGCGGTGCCATTGAAGGATCGCGCCCTTGCCGCTGGTGCTGGACTGGAAGGACGGCGCACCCATGGCGACGTGTTGCTCGACCATTGCGCCAGCGCCCGAGCTGCTGGACTGCCACGACGGCGCACCGGCCAGAACGTGTGTTTGCCGCGCGGCCGCGCCTGGGCTGGTGCTGCCTTGCGTGGTAGCTGCACCCGCGAGCACATGCGCCTGCACGATCCCGCCGCCGCTCGACCAGCTCGGCTGATCGGTGGGCGCGCCCACGCCCACCGACTCATCGGCCGGACGAAGCGTCTCCAGTGCGCCGCCTGGGCTGGTGCTGGCCTGGGTGGTGGGCGCGCCCGCGAGCTGGTGCGCCTGGGTGATCGCGCCACCTGGGCTGGTGCTGGACTGGAACGACGGCGCGCCAGCGGCGACGTGCTCCTCGCTGATGGTTCCGGTGCCCGAACTGCTGCCTTGCCACGACGGCGCGCCCGCGAGTGCGTGCCCCTGGATGATGGCTGCGCCGGGGCTGGTGCTGCCCTGGGTAGTAGCCGCGCCCATGAGGGCGTGCGCCTGGACCACTGCTGCTCCGGGGCTGCTCGCGCCTTGCATGCTGGACGCTCCCGCAAGCGCGTGGCGCTGGATGATTGCGCCCGAGCCGCTGGTGCTGCCTTGCGTACTGGGCGCGCCAACCAGGGCCATCGGCGGCGTTTCAACGGCAGCCAGCGCGGCATACATCTCGTCTTCGCTGCCCTGCTCATCGAATATTTGCCACGGATTCAGCGACAGCGACAGCGCATCCACCTGACCCTTGATGTGCGCGAAAAGCGATACCGAACCGTCGAGGTAGCTGGTGCCAGTGTTGCGGCGGCCAATATAAATTTCGGTGCCGATACTTGGATTGGTCGTAACAATCGTGCCGATGCTCGATCCCGCCTGCTTACTCCCGTTGACATATAGAAAGTAGGCAGAGCCATCCCACCCGCAAACGACCACATACGGCTTTCCCGCTTCAATCGCTTCCCTGCTGTTGACCTGCGGTGCCTGCCCTGACGAGTTCCCAAGGCAGAAACCAAGGCGCGAACTAGCGCCGCCGAGCACCAGCTGAACCCCTGTATTGTTCGCCGCATGACGATAGCTGTAGAGGCGGGCCGTCGTCCCTAGCGATGCAGCGGTGAAAGCGAAAACAATGGCAAAGGGCGTTTCCAGCGAGAAGTCGATTAAATCGGCGGGCGGCGCGATGGTCGCGTATTGACTACTCGCAGCAATAAGTTTGCGGGCGAGCCCATGCCCCGGCACGACCGTTGCCGCTGGGTTTCCGTATAGCGCCACTTCGGCACCGCTGCCGCCGATTTCCTTACTGGTGGCGGTAAAGATCGCGCCAACACAGCGCCCGAGGTAGCTGCGATTGAGTAGCGCCAGCCCTTGCGGCTGACTGCGCATCACTGCCATTACAGCCCCGTTACCGCGTGCAGGCGCACTTTCACGTCAACGTCCTGCGACGTGTTGCCATAAGCGATGACATTGATATAACGCGCTTTCGGCATGACGATGGTTTTGGTGGTCAAGCCCGCAAGCGAGGCTGCCGAATATGGCATGGTGTCGCCCGATACCGAATCGAAGTCCGTCCAAGGCCCGGCAGGGTCATCAGCAACTTGAATCACGACGATGCACGGCGCGCCGGGCGCGATGGCCCGGTTCTTGATGGTGATGCCCAGCGGGCTATCGTAGTTGAGCCGGTTGTCATAGAAACCGCCCGGCGTCATCGCGCCGGGCGCGCCCTTGGTTCCACTGGATGCCGCCACAACGGCCGCGTCCAGCAGGACGATTGATGCACTGGTGCGTGCCATAATTATTATTTCTCCGTCGTATCGCGGTTGTACATGGCGGCTTCCACTTCAAGTCGGGTGACGGCGACGGGCAGCATGGCGAGCGCCTTGAGCTGGTCGGCCTGCGCTTGCGACAGCGCACCCAGTTCCACCAGCTTGTCAGTCTTGTCGATGGTCGCCTTGCGACCCATATCGACGCCTGGATCAGATTGCAGGAATGCCACCGTCCAGCGGGTTGCCACGCTGCCGCTCGCCGCTGCTTCGAGCGCAGCAATGATGGCCTCGCCGTCCGGGCAATGCTCCAGGATGGTGCGACCTGTTACCCAGCGCTCGGCGACCGCAGTAAGTCCCTCGGCATTGAGCGCAGCGGCGAGGCCATCCAGATCGCGCGCGGCGCGCATGGCGTCCAGGTCGCGGCGCGCACGGATTCGTTCGCGGATATCCATGGTGCTTAGGTCGGCTGGCCGACGTTGTAGACCAGCTGCGGGAACGTAATCGGGTTGTTCTCGGTCACGGCCATGTTGGTCGTTTCGTCGGTCTGCCACAGCACGGCGTTGGCGCTGACGAACACGAATACCAGATCGTTGCCAGCGGCGACGGTCTTGCTGGCTTGGCCGGTCTTGCCGTTGAACGTCAGGCGGCGCACGCCCGCAGCCGGGGTGGACAGGGCGAAGTCAGCAGCGCCCACGGCCGCCTCGCCGAGCGAATTGCCCATGACGGTAGCGAACGAGTCGCCGGGCGTATATGCCTTGACCAGCACGATTTTGGCCGCGTTATCGCGAATGAATTTCAAGATGCCGTCTTGAACGTCAGAATGTACCCATGGCATGTTGCGCTCCTTATTGATGAGGTGAATCCCACCATTCTCGGGTGCGCGAAAGAGGGCTTTCCGTCGAGTTTTCCTATGCGACTAAAACCGCTTGACTCACAAGTTATGAGCGCATAAAATCGGTTCATTAACAAGGGGAGCTGCTATGCTGCAAATCAAATCGAACGCGCCGGAAATCAAGTGGATCATCGCAAACGCGGGCACCAATGACTTCGCGCACTCGCTCGACCAGCAGCTTCTCCGCACCGGCAACCTGACCGAAAAGCAAGTTGCCGCCGTTACGCGCCAGCTCAACCGCCCGGCTGCCGCACCCATCGAAGCTATCGAGGTTGGCAGCGTCGCCAAGATGCAAGAGGCGTTCGCCAGCGCCATCGAAAGCGGCTTGAAGCGTCCGAAAATGCGCCTCGCCGGTTTCGTGCTCAAGCTGGCACCGGCCACTGGCCGCAACAAGGGCGCGATCTACGTCACCAGCAGCGACGAATACCTGGGCAAGATCGCCGACGGCACTTTCACCCCGGCGCGCGACTGCGACGCGGGAAAGCAGGCCGAGATTGTCGCCCTGTGCGCCGATCCACTGGCGGCCGCCGTCGCCTACGGCCGCGAAACCGGCCAATGCGCGTGCTGCGGCCGCGAGCTGACGGACCCGGAAAGCATCGAACGCGGCATCGGCCCTATCTGCGCCGAGAAATACGGCTTCTAACCCACCACGGAGAACACCATGAGCACGCAAGAGCCGAAGCGCTACCCGGCCGTAATTTTTTCGCCGGACAAAAACACCGACTACGTGTACCTGAACGTCACCGAGGCCGAGGCCATCGAGAAATTCAAGGCGGGCGAGGACTGGGAAAACCTGTACGAACCGGCCGGGTATGTGCCCGCGCCGCAGCTGGTCGAAACCGAGTCGTTCATGCTCTGGCGCAATCAGCGCAGCGAAATTGCTGACCGGATGCAGGCGCGCGGCATGCCGCCCGAACTGGCGCAGCTCGTTGGCCGCGACCCGGATTAGGAGCGCTGAATGTCCCTACACCAGACGGCGGCCGACTTCGACGCCATCAAGGCGATTCTCGACACGGCCACTTATCGACCGGATAGCGACCCGGACGAATTGCTTGCCCTGCTCGGGCGCGCAGCAGCGGAAATCCGCGAGCGCCAGCGCGCCGCGCTCCTGGCAAAATTCGGCACGCAATTCAAACCGGCAGGCCAGCCCACCGAGGAAACGCCCCAGGAAGCCCGGTTTGAGCGCTTCCAGCAGGTTTATACCAAAGAGGGCTACCTCGGGTACATCGCTGGGCACCAAGAGGATAAGCGGGCGATTGTGAACGTCGTATGGGAAGCAGCAGAATACAGCGAGGACGATCTGACGCCGATTCCTGGCCCGGCCGTTCTCGACGCGATGAGAACGTAACAAGAAAACAAGGAATAGCAGAGCATGAGAATAGGTGAAATGAAGGTCTACAGCGGCGCGAGCATGGTCAACGGCAAGCAGGTTGCCGTTATCGTGGCGGCGACTTCGCAGCGCACGGCCGTGGCCGCCCTGGAAAACTTCGGCATCGTCATCAGCGTGCGGCACCTGATAACGTACTGGACTGTTACCGGCAACCGCAAAGCATGCGAGGTTGCGCTGGCCCAGCCAGGACTGGCGTTCGCGGCCACCTCGCTCGATTCCGACGATTACGCGCCTTTGCCGCAGCGCATACCTGCGCCGCGCCAACTGGGGGAGCCAAAGGTTCCAAAAGACCGTGACGGCCGCAGAACATACGACCGGGAGAAGCGCGGCGAGTCGGACACTGCGAAGCGTGAGCGTGGAGAGCGCCGCCTGACCTGCTGGATTCCAAAGGAGGCGGCCGAAGCGCTCGACAAGATGACGAATGGCAGCGCCGAACGCGGCGCAGTGCGCGATGCGCTGACGCTGGCGCTGGTCGCCTACGCGAACCAGCAAAAGCCCCAGGCCAAGCGGAAAGCGGCCTAGCCATGACGCCCCTCAAGCTGCTTGACGTACTCGAACTCACCCCGCTCGACAACATCGCTATGCCGCCGCTCGAAGTCTCAGCGCCGATTGCAAGCGCATTGTTCGCGAGTACCGTCAGCGCCGCCCCACCGCAAGCGCAAGCGCCCGATTTCGCGGGGGTGCGGGCGTCGTTCGACAAGCTGATGGAACAAATGTCGCGGGAAGCCGCGCCGCTGCGCAAGCTGTTCGCCGACCACGGCTATGACCTGGAGAACGGCGACATTCTGTACCATGGTCCGGACGTGGTGCTGGTCGTGCCCGAGCGCTACAAGGCGCAGGTTTGCCCCCACCCTTCGCTCGAAGCGGGCGCGATGTACTTCACGCGCAACCCGCGATTCTCGCTGTTCTAGCCTTCCTTCCAAGGCGCAAGGTCGTGCAGCTCATCACGCGGCGCGATAACCCACTTTGACGCATACGGGTAGATCGCGATGTTGCCGGTCTGCCCGATAATCTCGAACCCGATCAGCACCCCGCCGCCCGGCATCACCCCCACCAGATCGCCCTTTTGCACCTGGAAGTCCGGCACGTTGGCGGCGCTGACGATCTGCGCCTCCTGCATTGGCTGATCCGGCACGATGCTGTCTCCCCGGTCTGAGATTTCCCCGCCCTCGAAACGGGCCGTTATCAAAATCCGGCCCATCCCTACCTTCTGGTACTCGAAATCGGCTTCGTCCTCGCCCTTGAGCACGCCCATGCCGCCCAAGGTGGACAGGCCGCCCATATTCTGCCCGTCGTCCGGGTCGGTCAGCACCTTGCGATACACCACGCAATCCATCGAATTCGGGTGCTTGCGCGTGACGGCGCTGGCCGCCTTGGTGATCGCCACTGGCACGTTGTTAATCATTGCGGTTGCGCTCCTTTGATGATTTGCTCATAGATCGCCTGGGTGATCGCACCCATGCGCAGCAGCTCGCCTGCGTGCTGCTCGACGCGCCGCAGGTTCGCCGCAGGGTCGGCCCGCTCGACAGCTGCCTTCTTCATATCGCGCCGGGCCTTGGCGACGGCTGCCTTGCGCTTCTTCTCCGCACTGGTTTGCAGGTTGGTGCTGCTGGCGCGCTTATTCCCCTGGGCGGCCGCCATTTCGCGCAGCTCGGCCACCTTGACGCGCTCGGCTTTCACCTTGCGGCCGTCGAGCACGTCGCGCGCCTTGAGCACCGACTGGGCCAGCTTGAGGTGGACGTTGGAATCTTTCAGGACGACGTGCATGGTGCGCAGGACGTGCTTGCACGCCACGCCCGCCAGCTTCGGGTTCCTGATCTTCGGGTAGCCGGTTTCCGCGCGGCCGTAGTTGTACCGGCCGACGGTCGCCATGTAGCGATACCAGAACGTGTGACGGCCGCAATCGCAGTCGAACAGCAGCCGCCCGGCCGCCAGCAACTTGCCCAGCTTCTTCGGCTCGTTCGGCGATGCGCCCACCACGGCGTTGAAGTCCAGGAACTCGACGTGTACGTGGTGCCGCGTCACGTCCGAATCCGGCCCGGCGTTGGTGATGAAATGCACCTTGCCGCCCAGGATCGAGGCGGGCACGGCCATGTTGATCTGCTTGTTCGCGCGGGTCTTGTCGGACTCCAGCGCGAGGTCGATCACGTCCTGGGCCTTGATGCCGCCTGTGAATTTCTTTTTGAGTATCTGGACGTTCGCCTGGAAGGCGCGCATATCGTCCAGGGTCAGGTTGCGCACCACGCCGCCCAGAGTCGTTTTCAGTGCGCGGCCAGCATCATAGTCGCCGGAGATTTCTTCCGGGCGCAGGATCGTGGTGGCACCCTGCCGCCGCGCCAGATCGAATTCCGCGGCTTCCTGCGCCTCGCGCCGCGCCGAGCTAAGCCGGGCGGTTGCGGCGCTAATTGAGTGCGTTATACGCGCGTTTTTCTGCATCGGTCAGGTATCCGGTTTCCAGTTTGATGAGCTGCAACTGTGCAGCCGTGGGCAGCACCAGCAGGCGCTCGTCCAGCTCCTGCTCCAGCGTGTCGAGCCCGGCCGCCGCGAAGATCGCCAGGAATTCCGAGCGGTTGCCGTAGACGCGAAACGCGATCAGCGTCAGGTCGAAACGCTCGTCCGGGCTGGTGTGGTAGCGGATCGCCGCGCCCCAGCTCGGGGTCTGCACGGCGAACTTGCGCACGGCCGCAATGAACTTCGCGGCAGCGATGGGCGACACGTCAGCCGCCCGCCTGGGCAGCAGGCAGCACCGGCTCAGGCCACACGACGGCGCTTGCCGCCTCTGGCGTCTGCGCCGCTGCAATGGCCGCTTCGCACGCCTGCCGGATGCCGATGATGCGGCCGCTCGCCTGGACGTATTGATCGGACTTCGCGATGACCTTCGCGGCCAGCTCGCCCAGCTCCACGCCACGCGCGGCACTCATGGCCGACAGCAGCGGCGTCGAGGTGGCGCTGTCGGCAGCATAGGCGCGCGCCTCGGCCTCCTGCCGCGCCCACGACTGCACTTCGTCGGCCGGGCAGTTGGCGCGCACGGCGGCCAGCTCCAGGGCGAAGCGGGCATTTACAGCGCGCAGCGCCTTGTGCTGGGCCTGCTCCAGCGTGTCCGGCTCGGGCACGTCTTCCTGCGCCGTTGCGGCCTTGGCATCGCGCCACGCCTGGATGACCGGCTCGAAGCGCTCGATGCTCTCGATCTGCTCGTTTTCGGGCTTGCTGCCGTCGTCCGCGTCCTTGAATTCGATGTGCCCGCGCGAGCCGTACCACTGCACCGCATGGATGCCTTGCGCGACCAGGGCCGCGCAATCGACCTCGAAGCGCTCGCCATTGATGAGGACAGTCTTATCGTCTGGAATGATGGTCAGTTTCATGGTTTATTCCTGTTTGATTTGGGGTGGAGTTGCAACGGTTTCGATCACCTGGGCCATGGACGCGCCGACGGTCGGCGGGGCGCTCGGGGGCTGCGCCGCTTGGTGCGCGCCCATGACGGCGTTGCGGAATGATTCGGTGGCCGCCGCGCCCTGGCGGGCCTCGTTGGCGTTCGCGATCAGCAGGACCGGAAGCCAGGTGATCGCGCAGCCCCATTCGTCAATGTCACGGCCGCTTTGCGGATCGCGGCCGCGCACCTGCGTGAACCAGCTACAGCCGAGCTGCTTGCAGTCCTTTTTGATGAGTGGGCAAAATGGGGCGTTTTTGAGTTCCATTAGTCTTTGCTCGCAATAATTACGTCGGTGTATTTCACGGCGAAGTTCATGCCGGTGCCGGTGAAAGTGGATTGGCCGCTAAAAGTGGATTGGCCGTTGAAGGTGGACGAACCCGAGAAGCTGGAATTGGCTGTCATGCTCGACGCCAAGCTCAGGCTGTGCGTGTGGGATTCGTTGCCGCCCACCGTCGCCATATAGGCACCATCGCCGACGCCGACGGCCTGCTCCGTGCCGCTGTTGACGGTATCGGCACCAGTCATCGAGCCGTAGTAGGGCGGGCGCAGCAGATACGAGAAAATGCCGTTGGCGTGGTTGTGGGCTGGCATCTGGCCGACGCTCAAGGTCGTTCCACCCACCGCGCCCCAGGTGCTCACCTCGCCGCTCGTCCAAACGGAACCGGCCGTGGCAACGGAACCCGTCGTACTGACCGAGCCGGTAGTGCTCACCGAGCCGGACGGCGTGCGCCACGCGAAAGCTGCGGTAAAGTCCACCTCACCGCCCGAGCTGACGGCCCCGCTCACCACGCGCAGGGCGGCATTGTTGAAGTCGGTGATCTTCGTCCAGCCGAGCGGGGCGCTGGTCTGCTGGAACAGCAGGCGCGTGCCTCGCGCGAAGCGCCCTTCATACGACGCATTGCCTTCCGATGGCGTCAGGTATTGGGGGTGCGGGTCTGGCTCGTTGAGGTGCGACCTCGGCGCATAGGATGCCGCGCCCTCATCCGGCGTCACGTATTGCGGGTGAGGGTCCGGGTCGGTCGTGTGCGACTTCGGCGCGAACGCGGCGGCGGCGCGCTGCTGGTTGAAGTATTGCGGGTGCGGGTCGGCCTTGGCTTCGTGCGCCAGAATCAGTGCCTCCAGGCCCGCCTTGCTCATATCGACCGTAACCGTCACCGATCCATCCGGCAGCACCGACACGTCCATCGTGTAGGCCATCGGGATATCGAACGCCTGCGACTTGTAGAACAGCGGCTCGGCGTCCTGGCTCCACACGGCCCAAAGCGTGTTACCGGCATAGAAGCCGATTTCGCCGATGCCCTTGCCGTTGGCGCTCTTGCCTTGCGGGTCCACGTCGCCGACGGTCAAGCCCACCTGAATGACGCGCGGGCGTGGGCTGGTGCCGCTGGTGATGGGGAACCGCGCCACCTCGGCGCGCAGGGCGTTTTCGGTTCCGGTCGGCACATAGCGAGCGGTGCCCAGGGCAACGTGCGTCAGCTCGACGTGCAGCCCTGGATTTTGTACCGACGGCGTGATCGCAAGGCCGCCTTGCGTGATTTTCGGATTGAGATTTACGGGAGTCGCCATATGGGCCTCAAAATAGGTGGCCCTATTTTGAGGCGCGCCCTGGGCAGGCTATCCCGTCGTTTTCCTACCGCTAGATCGACATAAACAAGTCGGCCAGCTCTTGCGAAAAATCTGTCGCGCTCTGCGCCTTGTAGGCGCGGTCAGCCATCGCCACCAGCGCCAGGACGGCGACGTTACCGTTTGTGATATCCGGGCTCAGGCGGTACTTGGTGCCGTTTTCGTCCACGCCGTTCTTCTCGATCTTGTGCGCCACCTCATGCTTGGTAACGGGCGACAGCAGCTCAATCATTGCGGTGGACTGGGCGCGGAAGAATAGCCTGATCGCGTCCTGCAAATCGTCCTCGGTGAACAGCCGGTCGCGCCGCTCCGAACGCGGGTCGTTGGACGTAACCATGGTGCCGTCCAGGCGCTCGCCGAATTTCAGCTCCTTTGCCACGATCAGCAGCCCGCTATCGGCGTCCAGCGCGCCCAAAAGGTTGGCGGCCGGGCCGCCGTAGCCCGTTACCTCGGCCTGTAGTCGCACCGTCATGGGTTCCACTCCGTCATGGCTCGATCATCCGTCAGGGACAGGGAATTGCGGGCGCGGTTAAGGCTTACCGTGTCAAACATATTCACCTCCAGCGCCACAGGGTAGCCCGCTGGCGCTGGCTTGCCGTCGTTCGCCTCGTCCTGGCCGGGCGCGCGGAAGATCGGGATGACCGTGCGCAGGTTCATGTTCACGGTCAGGATCGTGAGGTTCTTCTGGTCGGTGCGCGCGTCAATCGCGCCCAGGTCGATTTCCTCCAGGACGGCCGAGAAATCGTGCGCGAGGCCGCCGAACATATGGCGGCACTGGAAGCGGCGGCCGCCGTCGCCATTCGCCCACAAGCTAAATTGCAGGGCGATGCTATGCGCGGTTTCCACCTCGGGCGCGACGATGGCGACCTGGACCCGGTATTCGCCCGCCGACGTGCGCAGCTTGTAGGCGCGCTTGTGCGGGTCGTCCGGGTGCATCACGTCCACCGACGTGCCCACGGCCACGTTCCAGTCGGCCATGGTGGGCATGAAGTCCTTGCTCATGGCGCACAGCATGACGGGCAGGTAGGACGAATCGCTCGGCCCGCCCGAGTTGTCGTTCTTGCGCCACTCGGCCAGCATTTCCTCCACGCTGTCGATCATGCGGCCGGGTGCCCATACCACTGACTTTGCAAGGCCGCGCTTGATGAATTCGGCCATCGCGGGCGTGTCGGCGACCAGCTGGCCGTAGAACTGGGCCATGTACGCGCCGAAGCCCGTCTGAATTGGCTTTCGCATGCTCATCGTGGCGCTCCGTAATGGCTGCGCACATGGTCGAGCACCATATCGGTGCGCTCGTCCGGCAGCCTGTCCAGCGGGGCCAGGTCGGCGCTCTTGAACATGGCTTTCATGCGCGCGAAGTGCTCCGTCGGCTTCTTCGACACCATCCGGGGCGCAATCGCAGGCGCGCCGACGGAATCGAACAGCGCTCGGCCGGTGACGGCCGCCGACATCAGCGCCTCGTTTTCTTCCATGAGGCGGGCAATGGTCTGCATCGCCATCATGTGATCGCCTTGCAGGCTGTCGTACAGGGCCGCCATGCGCTCCGCGCTCTGGTAGTGGTCGGCCATCACGCAATCGAAGATCGAGCCTTCTTCGACCGGCTGGGCGCTGTCGAACACGTATGCGCGGTTGGTCGTGTAGTTCGGCTCCAGCACGTAGTCGAAGCCGTTGAACGAACTGGGCACATACAGGCCGTTTCGCGAGGTGGCGTCGATGGCGCTGGAGAACCCGCCCGCCTTGCTCTTTTCCAGGCGGCGCGCCACCTTGCCCGATTGCGTTTCGAGGAATTCGGTGCGGTGCTCGATGGTGCCGTCCGGCTCGGCGCGCAAATAGGTCGTGACGGTGGCCGGTTCGATGTGGATGACCTTGCCGCCCACGATGACGTTTTCAGGCGGCAGCATGCCGAAGCGCATGCGCTGCCAGTGGCCGTAGTAGCCCAGCATATCGCGGTTCTTCACGCGCTCCTGCACGGCAGGAGAATTGACCATCGCCACCAGCGCAGGCAGGTTGAAATGCCGGTCCTGGCCGCGATGGTGGCGGCCGCGCTCATGGACGTTGTAACGGATGATGTTGTCGTTCTGGTCGGGCATTTTCTTCTCTTAAAGTTGCAGGGTGCCGGTTGCCATGATGGGCATGACGACGGCCGCGCCGTTGGCGATTTTCAGGCCATCCGGGCCGCTGGTATCGAACTCCATGCCCAGCTTGAACTCCAGCATAAGGCGTGCGGGCAGGGTGGATCGGAACGCTTTTGCTATCTCGTCCAGGCCCAGGCCGTTATCGGAAGAAACCGGCAGGGTGATGCGAATGCGGCCGGTCAGGAAATAGCGAACGCACGTCGGCGGCACGCCCAGCGCGGCGCGGAAGGTGGCAATGCCGGTCTGCTCGTTCAATGCGTAATCGGCAGGGCGCGTGACGATCTGCCCGAACGTGCCCGCCGTGCGGATCGGGGCCGTCGCCAGCTTGCCGTTCTCCATCTGCGGCAGGGCGATGCGCAGCGTGAAATCGACCGGCTTATCCGCTTCCAGGCACGCCCATTGCAACGTGTGGTTAGCGAAGTGCGCTCCAGCGGCATCGAAGTTCTCGCGCGTCATGCTGTAGCGCTGCATCGTGGCCGTCGGTGTGAACGCCTGCCCCAGCCCACGCGCCAGGTTGGTCGAAGCGCTGTTTTCGTCGTAGCCAATGCCGATGCTGGCGACGTTTGCCAGTGATCCGGCGATGAGCGAGACATACGCGCTGCCGGTCCACTGCTGGCCGCGCGCCATCGTCACTTCGGAAGGCCCGGCGAAGTAGATCGAGCCCGCCGTGCGCCCGCCCTGCCATGGCCTGCCGGTGAACCGCACGTCGATGTAGGGCATGCCGTCGGCCTCGCCCTTGGCGACGATCTGAAACCGCGTCCCGGCGTCGCCCTGGCGATACCACCAGCCGCCCGGCCAGTAGCCCCAGTTGCCCATCGCCTGATCGTCACCGGGCAGGCCCACCGCTGCAAACTGCATGGACGAGTTGTTGGAGACGTAGTTGACGCGCTCAATCGGGCTGAGCGGGAAGCGCCCGGCCTCATCGGTCAGATTCAGGACCGGCAGGCCGCTACCGTCCGTATAGTCGCCGGTAACGCTGCCGAAGATAGGCACAGCGGAATTGAGCGGGATCGCCTGGGCCGGGTAGTTCGCCGTGTTGTCGATGCGCAGCCAAAGCGGCTCGGCTTGCCAGATGTTGGGCCAGATCGCTTGCAGGTACTTTTTGATGAACAGCAGGCCGCGCCGTGGATTGCGCGAGCGGCTGGCCTTCATCAAGAACTGCATCCGGGTCGAGCTGCGCTTGACCATGGCGATGCCGTCGGATTTCAGGGCGCTCGCCATCAGGTCGTCGCCGCCCAGGTGCGCCATGCCGTACAGGTTCAGGTTGCGCTCACGCGGGCGAATCATCTTCTCGAACACGGCCATGAAGGCCGCCTTCATTTCGGCTTCGAGCTGGGTCGCTTCGTGGCTGTGCGCCAGCGGTTGAAGCGCTGGCGCTGGGACTGGAATCAGGTTGGACATAGCTTAGTGGCTGAACAAACCGGCGTTGTAGGTGGACTGCGTGACCGTGATATCCATGGATGCCTCGGTCATGTAGCGGTAGTGCTCGGGCAGGATCGCGCCCGGTGCCGGGATCGAGATTTGCATATCGCTGGCCGCGTCCTGGAGCGCCGGGATGGCGTCGCGCAGGCCGTCGTAGATGCGCTTGTGGTTCGGCTTCATCATGCCCTGCTTGACTGCGGCAGCATCGCGGCCGTACAGCTCCAGCAGCTTCGACTTGATCTTGGCCTTTACGTCGTCCGGGTCGTGGACGATAGACACCTGGGCGCTGACCGTGATCGCCACTGGCACTTCGACCAGCGGCACAAACTGGATGCGGTAGGAGTCGTCCGCGCTGGTGATGATGTTGGCGATGGTCGATTTGATCCACTGCGGCGTTGCGCCGTCGATGGCGGCGGCCACGAACAGGCTGTTGATGTTCCTGACGCTGGCCCCGCGCACTGATTCCTCGATCTGCTCATTCCAGATCGACAGGAAGCGGATATTCGGCAGGTTGCGGCGCACCAGAAAATCGAAGTTGCCCAGGTAGACGGCCGACGCATCGTAGGTGCTCGGATACTGCGCCCATTCGCGCATGGTTTGAATGTCCACCGGGTCCGCGCCGACGAATACGACGGATGCCAGCGTGATTTTCGCGCTCTGGTCAGCGGGCAGGGTGGCGCTCTCGAACGTGAACGGCTGCGCGGCCGTGAGCCGGGACACGCCGTAGGTTTCTTCAATGATGAAGTCGATGGCCGTACCGTTGGCGGGCTGCACGCCGAACGTGTCTTTCCACCCGAATTTGGCGAACAGACGGCGCTGCTCGTCGGTTTCCAGCACGAAGCCGGGTTCATTTGCGGCGAGGTTCGAGAACTCGGGCGTGTACGGGTAGGACACGCCGCCGATGGACACCAGCACGCCGCTGATTTCCAGCTCGTCGTCCATGGGCTGCGGAATCTGGACAGCATAGAAGGGAACGGACCCGGCCACCGTATGCCGGAAGGTGCGCGTCGTCATCTGGCGCGCCGCGACCGTGCCGGACTTGCCCGGCTCGACCACGACGCCGGTTTCCGCGACGTACACGCGGCCCTGCTCGCCGATCAGGCGGCGGCCAATGGAAATGGTCAAGCGGTTGACCGGATCGACGTTTTCGACCGCCAAGGTGACGCGGGCAGGGCGCGCGAACGGCAAAATGCCCTTCAATGTCGCGTCGGCCAGCACGGTCGTGTCGCGCGCCTTGATGAACGGCTCCATGCTGGCGTTGTCCACCTGAACCGATACCAGCGCGAGCATGGCGGCATTCGCGCCGAGCTGCGCGAGCATGCGCGGGTCGCCTGCCTGGTAGAACTGGGCCGCCAGCGGGTAGTTTGAAATTTCAGCCACCATCGCGGCCATGAAATCTTCGCGGCTATATGCCATTACGTGTTACTCCCAAGGGCGACCATCTGGCCGGATACGTCGATGAAGATTTCCCGCTTGTCCGGGGAAGTGTCCTGCGCGTAGATATTGACGGCCGCAGGCGGCAACGCGCCCACCAAGGGCACGTCGGCGCGCAGTTTTTTCAGGTAGCCATCGGCAATGCCGGTTTTCATCGGGTTTTGCAGCATCGCGAGCGTATCCGCACCGTAGCCGCTGCCGAGGTAGCCATTCGGCGGCGTCGAAACCCAGTGCGTCACCATGCCCTGCAAGTCGGTAGCGTTAATTTTGTCCATTCCGCGATGTTACTGGCCGGTCACAAAGCCATTTTTCGGGCTTTTCCTACGCCCATTTATAGGCTTCACTATTGCCGCTAACCCATATTTCAATTAGCATACCTATATTTACCAGTAGAAATATAGGAACTGCAATGACTAGCAGCACCAGCGTGCAGGCGACAGCGCCAGCACCAGCAAAAGCGCCGACTTGTGGCGGCTGTTTCAAGCCGGTGGACCCGGAAACGTCGGTCAAGCGCCCGATTTACGGAACCGCCTCATCGAGCCGCTACGGCCGCTACAGCGGCCGCGCCCCCAGTGAGCCCGTCACGCTTCACTTTTGCAATATCGAATGCCGCCAGCGCGCCGACACGGCCCACGACACCCGAGGCGGCTACTTCTAACCTCAAGGAACCCATGGACGAAGACATTAAAGCGCGGCCGATCCCGCTGCCATACGAAGAATCCCCGAGCGTCGCCGACTGGCACGCCGCCAACGCACCACAGCAGGCCGCACCGGCCGCAGGAGAAGAACCATGCCGCAACTGACCGGAAAAGAGGTCATTGACCTCGCCTACATCGCCGCAATCGTCATCATCACCCTCGGCATCTGCTGGGCCAATAAGCGCAAATGAGCATGGACTTGTCTACGACTCCTGCGGTGTACGAAGAAATTCTGGCGAGCCATCGCGCGATGGTGCGCGAGCTGGACGTGCTGCTGAACGGCGAAGCTGGCGCGGCCAAACAGGCGCGCCTCGCGGACCTGATCGCGCAAGTACGCCGTGACGGCCTGATCGTTGCCACGCCTACCGTCAAGCGCGATATGGCGCTGGGCGCGGCCCTCGAACGCGCTGCTGGCGAGCTGCCCGAAGGCTGGGAACTGCGCGTCGAGGTCGAGCGCGGCTGCGGTGACGTGGCCCTGTACGACGAGGACGGCACCCGGCACGACGAATTCAGCGGCGACACGATGGGCGGCAAGGTGGAAAGCGCCATCGGCTTTGCCTGCGAACGTGCTGACGATGCAGGAGAGCCGGATTGAACGCCTACCAGCGCCGCCAGTACCGCCGACACGTCCGCTCGGTGCCAATCCCTGATGGCTGCTTCCGGCAGGGCTACAGCGGCACCACCAGCTATCCCGACCTGATGTGTACCGACGGCTACATGAGCGATATGGACGCCGACGGCCACGACCCGACCACCGCGCGCCAGCCATGCGAGCACTGCAATCCGGCCGAACACGCGGAATGGATGCGCGACCAGGACGATGAAGACGACGAGCTGCCCGACGGCCTGTATCGCGACCCCGACGGAACCCTGACGTACACCTGTCGCCACTGCGAAAGCGAGCGGCAATGGTACGGGTTGGCCGAAGAATTCGACCGCTACGACCACATGAACTGCGGCGGCTCGCCGTACTGCCTGCCGTGACAACCGGCGAGCGCATCCTGGAGCTGGTGCCCGCCACGTCGCGCGAGCTGCTGGCCCAGCTCGACATTCGCTCGACCTCAACGCTTCACAAGTGGATCACCCGGCTGCGCAAGGCGGGAGAGCTGCGCGTGGGCCAATGGAATCGCAACGGCAGGGACTATGTGGCCGTGTACGTGCGCGGCCCTGGCCGGGATGCGCGCCGCCCGAAACCCTGGACACAAGCCCAACTAGCAGCGAGATACCGGCAGGGCTTGAAGGACGCCGGGCTGTATGAGGACTATCTGGCCGATATGCGCAAGTCCGGCGCGAAGTACAGACGCCGGAAAGGGCAGGGCCACCGCCTCAAGGCCGACCCGCTGATGAAGCTGCTTTACCGAAAGATTTAACGGGTAGCCGCGCCCCGATCCGCGCGGCATTTATATAAAGGCAATAAATGCTCTACCTCATTCTCCTGTTGAACTTCGCGATTAGCTGGGCGAACTGCTGGGCTGTAGGCCGTATCTGGCGCGAGGCGCGCGCACTGGGCGGCTTCCCACGGCTGCTGGCGTGGTCCGGCGCGATCCAGGCTGCAATCGGCTTCTCCAGCGTCGTGGGCTTCGCTGTCGGCTTCATCGCACACACGTTCGGCTACCTGCCGCCGCACGTCGCCAAGGCGGCCGTGTCGCTCTGGTATCTGCTCATCATCGTGCCCGCCCTGGGCACCGGCCTTGTCATCACGGTCCATTCCTGGATCGTCGCATTCCGCGAGCGCAGCCTGTTGAACATGGGCGTAGCCGGTTACAACACGTTCGCCCAGCTCCACAATATGTACAGCGCAATCGACGGCATCGGTGACGCCTGGAAGGGCGTAAGCGAGCTGTTCGACAGCGACGACCCGAAGGCAAGCCTGATCCTGCTGGCGGTGATGCTGGTCGTGCTGGCGCTGGTGGGCGGGATCGTGCTGACCTATGTGCTGATCCGCAAGTACGCGGCAACGTCGGCGCTGCCTGCGCCCGACTTCGCCAAGGCGTAAGGACAGGGTGCCGCGCCGCGTGCGCGGCACCTATTGACGGATCACTTTATGAGCGCATACAATACGATTCATTAGCGCGGCGCAGTGGGCGCGGCGAACAACGGAGAATCCGATGAAAGCGACTCAAGAGAAGGTCCAGGCGAAACGCCTTGCAACCATGAAGCGCCTGAGCCAAAAGCATGACCAGAAGTATGACGTTCGCCAGCATCGCCACGGCCTCTATGTCGCGATCAAATGGCAGCGCGTCGTCCTGGGCGAGCACATGCCGCCTGATCTGGCGCGCACGATGGTCCGCATTGCTGCGCAGTTCACCCACCGCCGCTTCCGTCGCGATAAGTAATCACCCATGCCCGCCACGGCGGGCGCATCCACCAAAGCACCACCATGACCACCATCGTTCAAGACGTGATTGACGCATTCCGGGGCGCAGGCTTCGAGGTGCGCGCCGACCTCGGCACCGGCCACCCGTTCGCCATCACCGGCACCATTGACAGCGGCGCGCTGCTGATCGAACAGGCCATGACGTTCGAGCTGCCGCTGGCCGCCCAGGTGCCGCGCGATGAAACGTACCTGTTCGAGCGCTGGGCGCGCGACCCGGTACGCGCCGACAAAATCCCACTGGCCCGGCACCCAAACGGCGCTTACTGCGACACCCGCAGCTACCTCATCAAATACGGGTGGATCGCTCGGGGAAAGCAGCACGTCGCGCTGTTCACCAAGCCGGAAGGGCTGGCCCCGTTCGCAAACCCTGGCCCCGAGGCCAAGGCCGCATCCTACGAACGAATCCGCGCCGCGTGCGCCCTGCAACAGCCCGCGCCGGTCCCTGACCAGATGGCGCTGGTATGGCGCGCGGACCTGCTGCGCATGCGCGCCGACCTGACCCGGCTGCAAGCATATTTCGACCACCACCAAGAGGCCAAAGGGCCACAAGAGGAACCAGCACCATGAACCACAAAGCGCCATCCGTGGCTGCGCTGCAAGCGGCGTGCGATGCCTTCAACTTCGACTATGAGCCGGGCGCTCGCGTTGCCGTCAAGCTGGACGGCAAAGACAAGCCCTTCATCACCACCACGCGCAGCCTGGCGCAAGTCATGGGCGGCCACACCGCTGTGGTCTGGATCGACGGCGTGAGCGGCTGCTACGACCTGGAGTGCGTGACGCCGATCCCGCCCGAGCCGTTCGAGGGCGAAGCCTGGGCGGTGCTGGCGGCCAGCGGCAACGTCATCTATTGGGAGCGCGACCGCGCCAAGGTTTCCGAGGTGGCGCGCCAGCACGGACGCCCCTACGGCCCGTACACGCCTCGCGCGCCGCGCGCAGCGCACGCCTGGACGACGACGCCACCGACCGAACAGGGCGAATACTGGCATTGGAGCGGCGACGCCGACAGCGCCCCGACCGTACTTGATCTGCTGTACAGCGGCACGGCGAAAAAATGCTTCGTGCCCATGAACCAGTCGTACACCGGCCAAGCCATCATGTGCGACGTGTACGGCGGCCACTGGCTGCGCATAGAATCTCCGAAAATCCCCGTATAAGGACACAGCATGAAACTGATTCAAGCCGCCACTGTGCAGCGCGACGCCAACGGCGTATGGAACCACCCCGATATGCCCCAGTTCGATGAGGGAGAGGCGCACAAGTACCACGAATGGGCCAAGCAACAAGGGCTGAAAATGCTCTACAGCTTTCTGGACACCGAGGATGAGGACTGCCCGGCGCACGCCGAATACGAGGAAACGGGCCGCTTTGCTACCTGGAACCCAGCGCCACCAGATGGCGAAGGCTGGTTCATGCTCGCCATTGACGACACCGAGGGCGGCCCGGCCGTCTGGTGGGCTCGCCGCAGCCAGGATTCGCAATGACCCCGCGCCAGCTTCCGCGCCCGGTGCGCGTCTTTCACATCGTCGCCACGCCGAAAGAGGGCGGCGGCCTTCACACTTACGAGCGCGAGGTGCTGCACGCGCGCGGGATGCTGCTGGCGCTCGGCACCGACAGCACCGAAGGGCCGACCGAAGTAGTGCATGGCCTGTGCGCCGTGGTCGAGCTGCCCGACGGCAGCGTGATCGTGCCGCACGCTACTATGGTGCAGTTCCTCGACGTGGGCCAGTGGCGACCCGTCACCAAGGCAGGACAGGTATGGCCGGGCGACAAGCTCCGCTTCACCATCGGCGACAAGCCGTACTCCCAGCGCGCCAAGACGATCCTGAATTCCGGCACGGACACCGAGGAAGTCATTTACGACCGGGGCCGCAATTTCTACTTCATCACACGCTGCGTTCTGGACGGGATCAGCAACCACAAGAACGTCGAGTTCTTCGACACGCGAGGCGAATAATGTGCAGATCGGATGAGCAAGGCAAGGCTGTCCTGTGCGAGACAGCGAAGAAGCCGCGTAAGCGCGCGGTCATCACCAATGTGCGAACGGTGGACGCGAACCACCAAGTTGTTTCTGTCGAGGGCGGCGGCAGTCTGCATCGCCGCGAGCCGTGCGGCGGGTGCCCCTGGCGCGTAGATCAGACCGGCGCATTTCCTGCTGGTGCTTTCGTCGCGTCGGCGCGCACCGCCTACGATGGGTCCGAGCACGAATTTGCCTGCCACGAATCCGGCCAAGAGAAGCCCGCGACGTGCGCCGGGTTCCTGATGCGAGGCGCAGATCACAACTGGGCGAGCCGGGCGTTTTACATCAAGGGCGAACGGGACTTCGACTCGATCACCGACGGCGGGCATGAGCTGCACGACAGTTACCGTGCGATGGCCGAGGCGAACGGCGTAGACCCGGACCACCCAGCGCTCGCGCGTTGCCGGTAACTTGCGGAAAACTTACATTTTACTGACAAAAATTGACGGATAACTGACACATGAGTAACGCATCACTCCAGGCCGACAAGAGCCTGTCCGAGTACGAACGCAAGGCGTTGGAGCTGCTGCGCGACAACGGCCCTTACCCCTACCTGTCCGGCCTGGGCTATGCCTTGTTCGCGGGAGAGAAAGAGGGGCGCAAGCGCCACCCATCGCCGCAGGGCATCGCCCTTGCCGCTGGCCGGTTCACCCGCGCGCTGGAAAAGCGCGAGCTGGCCGCGCAAGATTTGGACGGCCGCTACATCACACGCAAGGGCCGCGAGCTGCTGGCCGAGCTGGAAGCGGCGGAGGCACAGAAATGATGACGCTCGCCGAATACCTGCTCAAGTACCGCACGCCCGTCGAGCTGGCGCGCGAGCTGGCCGCCAGCGCCAAGGAAAACGCGACGCTCAAGAACCGCGTCCACGCCCTCGAACATGAGTTGTTCTGGATGCACGCGGCCGAGCGCGAGACGAACCCTGTTGTTTTCACTGGAAGGGTGGGCTGATGGCGGCCGCGCAGAGTATCGCCGCGCGTATCAGGCAGCGCCGCCAGCAGCTCGCCGTCCACTCCTACCTGTACTACCAGCTCGATAACCCGATTGTCAGCGACGCCACTTGGCAGCGCTGGGCCGACGAGCTGGTGACACTACAGCAGCAGCACCCGGAGCGCGTGCCGTTCTACGACCGGGAGTTTTTCGACTGGGACGGCTCGACCGGGATGCACCTGCCGAAAGACCCATGGATTGCCGGGATGGCCGCTACGGTGCTTCGACTGCATGAGCGCTACCAATCCGGCGCGAAGCCCGAGAAATCGCCGCCTGCGGCCGCTCCGCAAGCCCCAGCGGCATCACCGCCGCAAATGTCCCTGTTCTAACGAAAAAGCCCCGAACGCATCGGGGCTTTTTACTTTTCGGGCTCTCTCTACTTTCGCATGGTCAGGCCCACAATCGCGGCTTCTCGCGCGGCTGGGTGGGGATCGGATTGCTCGAACCTGCGACCACCGGGCCGACGGGCACCGGCACCACGGCCATGCTCGCGACGACCGCCACCAGGGCGACGGCGGGCACTTCCGCGACCAGGGCAGGCATTACCGGGGCGGCCTGGGCGGCGGGGGCTTTCCAGCTCGCGGCAGGCCGGTATTCGGTGGCGCTGGCGGCCACGCTGGCGCTCAGGGCGGCGCAGGCCAGCGCGGCGGCGAGGAACATCGTTCGGCTACGGTGACGGACCATAAACACTCCTTTTCGGTTGAGGTAGGACTACGAGAACAGCGACGCCATGGCGTCAACGAATGCGGGCACGGCCATGCGCAGCAGCTCGACGGACAGCCAGCCGGACAGGCACACCAGGATCACGAAATACCACCAGCCATTCGTTTCACGCTGGCGGCGCTCGACTTCATCCATAGGCATGCACACGTCCTGCGCTCGGGTGGGACGCGCCGCACGGCCATTGCGCCATTCGCGCACGGCAGCGGCCGCAATATCGGCCAGGGTGAAAGCGAGCATGGCCGCCGTCGCGCCGGAAGCGAACGAGGTCCAGCCTTTGAACGAGCACAGCGCCATGATGGCGAGGTACATAAGGGTGAATGCGATGGCGTGGACGATGCGGTAAGTCATGTTGTCGATTCTTTCTTAATCGAGGGATGAGGCGTTGTCACGGCACTCGGCGCGGCGCTTGCGCCAGCACGCGAACATATCCAGTGCCAGGGATGCGCCCCACAGGGACCATACGCCGGTAAACATGCCTGCTGCGAACTGCGGAAGGGCGAGGGCTTCCATACGGAGGATGCCGCCCATGCCCGCGAGTAGTGCCGCGAATACCAGGGAGAAAACGAGGACATTGCTAAACGTCGGGCGATGCTGCAACATTGTGAATTCTTTCGATGTGTGATTTAACATAAGATAGATTATGCACCTAACCCGTTGATTTTAAAGGGAAATCGACAATAGAAAAAATATTGTCGAGTTCTCCATAACCATGAAGGGTGCGCAAATCCGCCTTCCTACCGTGCGATGTTCTGCACGGCTTTGCGCTCGGTGCCCACGGAGTTCCGCCGTTGGTGAAGCCACTGTAAAAGGTGCCGCCTGGACGCCCTGGCCGAGTTTTCCTAGCTGTCGAAAAATATAGGCACAAAGATATATTTATAGGTTGACGAATATATTTTTGAGCGCATACAATCGAATCACTATAACCCAGCACGGAGCCCTGCCGCATGAGCATCACCGCCCTGATCCTGACCAAAACTGTCGCTGACCGTAACGAGCTGGCCGCCAAGCACGGCCCGGCCGCCATCATCAATTCGCTGTTCTTCACGGCGGCGCGCTTGATCGCAGGTGACTATGAAAACTAATATCGCTGCCATGATCGCCGCCGCCCTCACTGCCGCCACCGACCTGAACGGGACCGCCATCGCCAACCAGGCCGTGGCCGAGGCCAACGCAAAGGGCTCTGTCATCATCTTCCTGACCAAGAGCGCATATCAAGACCTGTGCTACCGCGCGAACCTGCCCGAGCTGGCGCGCTACAAGGGCAAAACCATCTGGATCACCAGCGACGAACCCGCCGCGTAACCAACCGCCCGGCGCGCGCCGGGCACACCTGGAGAACCGCATGAAACAAGACTCGGGCACCACGGACCCTCAAGACCACGCCATCGAGCGCGCCGACCTGATCCTTACCTCTGTCGGCCTCCCCGCCTACGGCGACGTGAGCGGCACGCTGGCGCGCATCATCAGCCTTATCGAACGCCCAACCGACGAGCTGGGCCGCCATGTTGCACTGACCGATACCATCGCCGAAGCGAAGGCTCTTTACGCGAAGGCACCTATTACCACCACCCCGCAATAACCACTACAAGGAACCAATGAGCACAACCACCCCATCGAACCTGAAAATCAGCAAGAAGATGGCCGAGCTGCTGCGCGTCGAAATACCGGGCGGCGAAACCATGAAGCGGATCGACGCCGAACAGGCGGCTGGGCGCGCCGACAAGACCGGGGCCGTAATGGTCGAGGTCGAGCACGATAACGCGGTCCTCATGGCCGGTATCGCCCTCGGGCGCATGGGCAAGCTCGACGCCGAACTGGCGCAGGCCGCCCCGGAGAACAAGCACAAGCTGCTCGGCGAGCACAGCGCATGGCGCGCGCTGTCCCGTCAGCTGCCGGACGCGAGAAAAATCCTCCAGGACAGCGCCAAGAAATAAGCCAGCGCCCCGCTACCAGCCCGCCATGCGCGGGCTTTTTTTCACCTATTGACGAATCACTTTATGAGCGCATATAATTCGTATCAATGCAGCGCACTGTGCGCGGCAACGGAGAACGCCATGAATGCACGACAACGCCGAACCAAGAGCCGCGAAGGCTGGGGCAAAGTCCAGCCGGAAAGGCTGGCAGCCTTGAAGCGACTCCGCGCACGCATGCGACAAGTGCGCCTCGACATGCAAACCAAAAACGACCGCTTGCGGACACGCGCTGCAAGGCTGCTCAAAACCTAGCTTGCTTTATTTCGGACACCCTGTATTATTCGGATACCCATTTCGGACACAAAATGACCACTACCGTAGAAATCATCCAGAAAATCGCCGCGTCGATCCACAAGAACAATTCCGTCCGGCTGGCCGAACAGCGAATCGGCGAGGTGCAAGCCCTGCTCGACCGCGTGCTGCCGGAATACTCGGCCGTGCTGGGCCTCACCCCGGACGAGGTGCTGGCCGCCATCGAAGCCAAGCGCAACGTGACCGCGCCGAACTACTACCAGGACGCCAATTTCCCGCGCCTGGATGACGTAACGGTGCTGGAATCGCTCGAAGCGTTCGCAGCCGCCTACCCTTCCGGCAAGTACGTTTGCCCGGCCTGCGGCGGCCACTCGACCAACTACAGCGCGTGCAACACCGGCATCGAGCGTGACGGCAAGGTATGCAACTGGAAGGCATACGGACTGTTCGGCACCATGGGCAAGGGTATGCGCGTCATCGTTAAACCGACCTTCCTCGAACACCCGCGCGTGCATGAAATCTTCATTCCCGTTGAAGCCATCACCCCTACTGGAGAAAAAGCATGAGCAACCAGACCGCAACGGCAGTGAATGCCATCAAATACAGCGCAGAACAGGCGGCGCGCGCCATGCTGGACCGCATGGGCGTGCCGAACGCGCAGAACTACAGTTCCGGGGAGCTGGTCGAGCTGGCGAAACTGATCGCCGCCGCCTCGAAGCCCGCCCCGGCGAGCGCCGTGCAAAACCTGCTGCACTGGGCGCTGGGCGAGCTGCTGGGCGCGCTGCCCGAGCGCCGCGACTGGCTCAACCCGGACGCGGAAAAGGTGCTGCGCGCCGTCCGTGACGCCCGACCAGCGCCAGCGAACGCGACCGGCGAAACCGACCGGGAAATGGCGCTGCGCTTCAAGCGCGAAGCGGACGCCCTCTGGCACCGCGTCCACCCGGCCGAACAGAACGCCGCGCGCTACATCGCATGGCGCGACGCCATGCTGATCTCGGATCAGAAATTCCTCGACGCGATGGCCGTGGCGCTGCCCGCCGACGTGGGCCAGTCTCGCGAGCCGACCGCCGAGGAATGGGATGCTGCCATAGACAAGGCGGCCGGGCTGCCAGTCACCGAAGCAAGCGAACAGAAGGACCGCAAGGCCATTCTGTTGAAGGCCGCATACGATCTACTGCAACAGCAGGCCAAAGCCGGGTATGCGCTGAACCTGCTCTACGAAGAAGCCCACTATGACGGCACTGATTGCGATGGCCGCTGCCTCCTGAGCGACATTGCGGACGAGCTGGGCCTGGACGACGACGGGAGCGCGGCATGAACTGCACCTGCATCGCCGACACCGAAAAACGCCTTGCCGTGTTCGTGCGTGACCGCGCTGGAGAAGGTGCCAAGGTGGAATGCACCGCCACCGCCATCCAGTTGACGCCCGAGCTGGGCCTGCGCATGGCGGTAAATATCCCCTTCCGCGTCACCAGCCCGGCCAAGGGCTTCACCAAGGGCAAGATGACGACCATTTCGGCCAGCTATTGCCCATTCTGCGGCCGCAGCACCAAACACTACGCCGTCGGCCAGGATGAAGGGCTTGACGCTGCTTTCGGATTCACCACCACCGGAGAACCCACATGAAAACTGCACGCACCGCACCCTGGCCGGACTACGCCGGGACCACGATCCACGAAGGCGACACCATGACCACGGCATCGGGCCAGCGCGGCACGGTGGAGTACGAGACGCACCGCGACGATGAGCAACTGCGCTGGCGCATTCGCTTCGGCGACCACACCATGGCGCTGTACTTCCAGATCACCGGGAAAGAGCGCGCCGTTGTCGAGAAAGCGGCCGACGCATGAGCACCACCCCTACCCCTGCTAGTGGCGGCGCGCTCGAATGGCCGAACACCACCGGCCCCGAGTTCGACACCCACGACGGGCTGGGCGCTCCATGGGAGCACGCCGCCCAGCCTGACGAAACTTACTTTTGACCGGAATGCCCATGACCACCCTCACGAACGACCAGATCACCGCAGGCGCAGCCGTACTGTGCGACCACGGCCAGCCTATCGGGCGCAATGCAGCTATCGAAGTGGCAGATGCGATGCAGGGCGTGAAGCCTACCATCCCTGCTGCTGACGTGCTCACGATCCCGACTGCGATTATGAACCTGCCTCCCGTCTATCAGGCAGAACCGGGCGATGACTATGCAACCGGCTACGCTACCGGCCACCGCGACGCGCGCCACGCTGCCGCCGATCTGGTCCTGGCACGCGCCGACGAATTGAAGGCTCTCGCCACCCCATCCCCGCAGGTAGCGGATATTGCAGATGTGGCGAAGTTCAAACAGGCATTCCACGAAGCATCCCGAGTCGGCGCTGGGTACGATGAAGCGGTCGCAGTCGGCCTCGCCGCATCCCGCCGTGCTGCTGGTGGCGATGTGTTCAACGAATGCACGTCAAGCGACGTTGTGCTCAACAAATCTGGAAATGTGAACATCAACGCCACCCCTGCACCTGCCAGCGCAGGGCATCCGAAGTGCCACAAGTGCCACGGCAACAGCATCACGCACGCCAGCTTCTGCCCGCTGTTCGACAGCGCGAAGGAGCAGAACGCCATGCAAGTCTACCGTGCAGGGCAAGCCGCCCCGGCCCTGCCAGAGAACGTGCGTGAGTTCGTGCAAGCCGTAGCCGACCACTACACCGGCACGGACAATCAAGAGCGCTTGTTTTGCTACGGCTGCGACGCCGATCTGGACGACCACGAAGACCACAAGCCCGATTGCATCGTATTGCGCGCAAAAGCGCTGATCGCCGCCCAGCCTGCCGAGGGAAGCGCCAACCAGCCCGAGCATGTGGCCGAACTGACGATTAGCAGCACCGGCTTGAGCCTGTTGACGCGCTCGTACACTGAGACGGACAAGGCGCTGGGCGAAGGCAGCTACAAGCTGTATCTCGGGCCTGCCGAGGTCAGGATGAGCCCGGTCAACGTGACCAAGGCGATCAAGGGATGAGCGCCCTGCAACAGTTCGCCAACAAGCGCGTCCGTCGGCAAACCGCCGTCGGCAGCGCGGCATTCGTCATCACGCGCACCGATGGCATGGGGATTCCTCGCATTACGCCAGTGATGGCTCTTTCGTGGATGAACCTGCTGGCCGTGCCAGCGGGCACGGAGCGCAAAATTTACACGCTCGATCAAGCCGTCGCGGCCTTCCGCTATCTCGGCAAGAAAGGGCTAATTCGTAAAGTCGAAGCCTGGGATAGCGCTTGGCTGGACATATGGGAGATTGTTGAAAAATGAGCCGAGTATTTGCCTACTGCCGCGTATCGACCGGCGACCAGACCACCGACAACCAGATCGGCGAAATCAAGGCCGCAGGCTTCGCCCTGGACGAGCGCCGCATCATCACCGAGACTATCAGCGGGTCCAGCGCCGCGAACGAGCGCCCCGGCTTCGTCAAGCTGCTCGACCGCCTGGAGCGCGATGACGTGCTTGTGGTGACTAAGCTGGACCGCCTGGGCCGCAACGCGATGGACTTGCGCGCCACCGTCGAGCGCCTGGAAGCATCCGGCGTGCGCGTGTCCTGCCTCGCCTTGGGCAACATAGACCTGACCAGCGCCGCAGGCAAGATGACCATGGGCGTTATCGCGGCCGTGGCCGAGTTCGAGCGGGACTTACTCATCGAGCGCACCAATGCTGGCCTTGCCCGCGCGAAGAAAGAGGGAAAGAAGTTCGGCCGCCCGCCAGCGCTGGGCGACAACGACAAGCAGCTTGTCCACGGCCTGCTGGATGCGGGCGTGGGAATCTCCGAAATCGCGCGCGATATGCGCGTGTCCCGGCAAACCATCCTGCGCATCAAGGGCGCGCGCCCCTCGCCGGTCCCTGTTTAACCTCACCTCATCACCATGACCACGACACCACCACCCACCGAACCAGTCCTGACGCCGCGCGAATTCGTTTACTGCGGCCGCCGCCACCTTATCAACGGAAAGCTCGCCTTTTCCGTGCGCGCCATTGCCGACGACGGCACGCTGATGGACGAGCGCCTGTTCATGTTCGACCGCAAGGCGCACCGCAGCGTCGGCGGCGTCTATTCCGGCGCGAGTTTCAGCGAAACGCAGGCGGCCGGGCTCTCCGCGAACCTCAAGTTCGTGCGCCGCTGGCCGGACGGTGGCGACCAGATTGCATGGGAAGCGCTCGACGGCGCAGCCGAGGTGGCCGACCGGGCGCGCAAGATGGAAGCGGACGACAAGAAAAACAGCGAAATCGAGGGCTCCATGGTGCCGCTGCGCGCCCAGTTCGAGCGGTTCCGACACATGCGCGACCGTGGCGGCATGGAAGCGCTGCGCGCGGCAGTGCTGGCGGCCCTGGAAGCGCCGCTTCGCCCCGATGAGCGCGAACAGTACGAGCTGGACAAGCTGCGCGCCAAGTCACGGCGTCGCTGACCAGCAGCACCAGCCCGGCACCGACCGGGCTTTTTGTTGCCTGCTGCATATTCCGCTTGACCCGCCACATTTTGAGCGCATACAATCCGAATCACTAGCTGCGCATCGGGCGCGGCGCGAACACAAGGACGATGATGACCACATCCAAGATCGACCCGGCGCAACTGGCCGACCTGAAACGCCAGAGCGACGAATACAACGAGCGCCTGCGCGCGAAAGGCGTCACGCTGCTGCCCTACGTAGTGCCGTGCTGCGGCGCTACCCTGGAAAGCCGCGACAACACCAGCGGCGGGCGCTGGACGACGATGGCGCAGTGCCCCGAGTGCGGCGGCATGTACATGAAGATCACTACGGCCGGGAAGGTCGAGGCGTTGGTGCCGGAAAGCGATCCAGCGTGAGCCTGCACGCACTCCAATGGGCGCTGCGCACCGAAGCGCCAAGCGCGGCATCCAAGCTGGTGCTGATCGTCCTGGCCGACCTCGCCGACGAGCGCGGCGAGTGCTGGCCGACGGTCCCGGCGCTGCTCAAGACTACCCAGTTGAGCGAAGACGCCGTGCGCGACCACATCAACAAGCTGCGCGATTCCGGCCTCATCACCGACCGCCCCGGCACCATCAACCGCAACAAGCGCATCTTCACCCTGGCGCTGGCGCGAGGTGCCCACCATGGCTAAGAAACTGACCAAGGCCGAATCCGCATGGCTGGACGAGCTGGAAGCCGTGATTAGCCGCTGCCCGTCGCCGCGCATGAACGCCTACACCGTCGGCGACAACGATCTGACGTTCTACGACAAGCCGGTAGCCGACGCCTGGGAAGCGAAGAACCCGCGCCTGCAACTGGACGCCGGGGAGCTGCACCAGCGCGCCGGGTCTGTCCTGCGCGTCGTCCGAACCAATTTCAACATCGACAGTTGCGCGGGCTGACCGCCACCAAAGAAAAACCAACATGACCGACCTCCGAACCCATACCCTGCTCGCAATTCAGGCCGCCATCACCGCCGAAGAACGCGAAGCCTTCATGCGCAATGTGCCGCACCCGCCCGGCGCGCACGTCGCCGCCGTTCTCGAAAACATGGAGAGCAACCCGGCACGCGACATAATCGCCCCGATGGCACGGCTGCACGACAAAGACGTGCCCGAGGCGTTTTTGCTGGGGCTGGTCGTGAAACTGTGCCTCGGCATCCACGGCCGGGCCGAGCTGGTGACGTGGGGCGTCGTGCGCGCCATGATCGAGCGCGTGCGGCCGCTGCTGGGCATGAACCGCTTTGAGCTGGCCGCCGAATGGAGCAAGCGCGACCCCCAGGCGACGACGCGCACCGACGAGGCCGAGCGAGCCCTAGCCGCTCGCCTCGAAGCGCGCGACGCCCTGGAAGCGAAACGCGGCAAGCTGGCGACGCTCGCGCCGCTGGGCTTCACCGATGCGAACGACAAGGACGCCCCGTACAACCTGCATCACCCGCTGATCGGGCACTATGACTGCCGCGAGGTCGATCTATCGAACGTGATGCACCTTGCCTACGATGCAGGCAGGGCATGAGGGCCGGATGCAACTGACAACCGCCCTGCGCTACGCCCATGAGGTTGCGCGCCGGGTCAACGCCGTGAATGGGCTGCTGGCTACACCCCTTTGCGGCCGCGAAGCCGTCCGCATCAAACGCATTTGGGTATTCGGCTCGACTGTGAAGGGCAGTCAAGCGCCTAACGACCTCGACCTGTTGATTGATCTTGCCGAAGTAGGCCGCCTCTACAGCTACAAGCACACGCGGGTGGACAAGGCGTATTTTCGCAGGCACGGAACACGTACTGCGCCGCGCGCTCGGGATGCCGCGCTGATCTGGCTTACCAAGGGAATGCGAATGGTCAGCCGCCATTGCCTTGACGATGAGTGCGCCGACATTGACACGAAGGTTTTGATCTACCCACGCAACGACCTGGGCAAGCGATAACCGGCCCGCCAACCTCACCAGCCCGCGCCCAGCGGGCTTTTTTACGCTCTCCCGATACTTTCCTCACCCAGCGGGCCGAACGCCTCAAAACGCTTCTAATCGCCTCAAAAGCAAAAAGCCCGACTATCTCGCGATAATCAGGCTTCGTACCGGCCGCACCCGGCGACCTCATGGGCTACTCCCAGGCGAATCATACCGCCCGGCGACCCCTTGCCGCAGCACGGCGCAGCTCGCGGCCGGTGCGCTGGCGTGCCGGGCCTTGCGGCTGGCCGGTTAGCACGCGCGGCGCTGGCGGCGGCACTGGTATGCGCTGCGGCTGGCGCACGTCGTAGCCGGACAGATCGACCCCGGCCCGCTCGAAGTAGGCAATGTCCCACTGGTTCATCATCAGCACCGGCTTGCGGCGCGCGCCCTCGATCACCTGGGCGGCGGCGCTGCCCTCTTTCACGTCCTGCATGGTCTTTCTCCTGTTTTTCTGTCCGCAATCATTGTACGGAAACATTGCCCTGTCCGAAAGCTGTTAGGCTTGGTTTCGGTCGGGGCTTCGGCGGGGTGTACGGATGCGTTCGATTCCGGTCACATCAGCGGAAAGTGCGGATTCATCGCCAGCGCCAGGAACAGCGCCAGCATGTTGACCCATCGCGGCGTCATGGCTTGCCCGCCTTGCTGCGGCGCTCACGCTGGCGCTGGCCGCAGCGGTAAGCGACGCGACGCGGCCAGCGCTTGCCCAGGTAGACGGGGAATGCCGGGTACGGGATCGGCGGGGCCGTCGTCGCCTCGACCAGTTGCCGGATGAACAGCGACGCATCGAGCGGGGCCGGTTCCGTGCGCTCGGCGGCCAGCACCGTGACGCCGCCACGATACTCGGCCAGGAGCGCCAGGATTTCCGGGCACAGGTCCGAGCCTGCGCCGATGATGAGAACGTCCCTCATGCCGCCTCCCGCTGGGCCTTTAACTTCGCGTGGCGACGGCGGGCGTTTGCCTTCATACGCTCTCGCATGGCCGGGTCGTTGGCGTATCGCTCCTTCTTCGTCGCCAGAATGGCTTCGCGGTGGCCGACGTAGTGGATGGCAACCGACTTGCGCGTGCTCTCACGCACCGCCAACAGATTTGCTTCCCGGCGCGCCTTTGCCTGGGCTCGCAAGCGCTCGCGGTTCGCAATGTAGTAGGCGCGCCGGTATTCGCGCCGCTGCTCTGGTGTCTGCGCCATGCTATGCCACCTTCTTGACGGCCGCCAGGAACGCGCCAGAATCCGCGCGCCGGTACTCCCACAGGTGCGCGTGCGCCGGGTGCCGGATCACGAACACGCGCGCAAGGTCCGGGGCCATGTTTCCGTTGACCTTGAACGAGCACTGCCCGCCCTCGCGCAGCCGCGTGTAGTGGCGAATTTCCTCCACGATGGTGCGGGCCGAGAAGTGCTCCCAGCCCGCCTCGATCAGCTCAAGGGTCTGCTTCTCGAATTGCCGGTAAATCGTGTCGTTCGACGCCAGCCAGGGCAGGAAGTCGGATCGGAAGTAAGGCGCGAACGGGATCAGGTCGGCCGGGATGGTGTTGTCGGTCATGCTGCTTTGTCCATAGGTGTACCGTCGGGGTTGAGGCCCATCGTCGCCATGAGGCGTGCGCGGGCGTGTGCTTTGGCGTCGCCGCCGTCGTCGTTTGCTGCCTCGCCTGCTTGGTTGTAGTAGGCGTCCTCAAGGAACGTGAACGAACAGCTATCCCAAATATCCGGCGACGGGATGCCGTCTTTCTTCATATCCTCTTTCTTGGCGATGTAGCGGCGGGCTTTCTCGTCGTAGTGATAGGGGATGCGGGAAGCCTCGCGCACCAGCTGCTTGACGAATGCCGGATCAATGTCCGGGTCGATGCCGAACCGGCCCTCCTGCACCGCGCGGGCAATGCCGCACATGGCCTGGGCGCGCTGGTTCGTGTAGCGGTCCTTGTATTCTTTGCGAAAGTTGGGGATGCCCCATTGCACCTTGCGGAAGTTCTGAAAGTCGGCCTTTTCGAGCTGCTTGATGACGCCCAGGCCGATACCGCCCGCGTCCACCAGGGCCATCGAACCGTTGCGCTCGCCCGATTCCTTAATGATGACGCCGGGAAGGTCCGACACGTCCTGATCGTTCGAGCACACCGGCACCTTGACGAGCTGGGCGCGGCGCGCATTGTCGCCATACTCGCCTTCGCCGATGACGCGCAGCGCCAGCACCACGGATTTGTCGCGGTAGCCGCCGCCGCCCACGTCCACCGGCAGGAGCCAGCCGTAATCCTCGTCCGGGCGCACCGCGACCAGCCCCACGCACGCCTGCACCTCGCGAGCGGACAGCAGGTACTTGCTGGACATTTCGGCGAACTGGCCGAGCACCTTGATTGCGAATTCCTCTTTCGTGTACTGCTTCTTCTTCTCGGCGATGAATTCCTCGGACACGATGGGCGAGTCGGCCGAGCTGAATACCAGGTTGTTCCATGCGCCGCCCTCGGCGATGCACAGGGTATGGTGCGTGTCGTAGAAGAAGCCCGACGAGCGGGTAGGCTGCGACGCAATGCACATGCGGTTGCGCTTGTCGGTCAGCGCGCCCGTAATGACGCCGAAGTTGTCATCAGGGACGCCCGACGCCTCATCGACCAGGAACAGGAGCCAGTCGCGGTGGGCACCAGCCAGATTCTCAGGCGAGCCGCGCGGCGCGGTCTTGGCGACCACCCACCAATTCAGCTTGAAGCCCTTCACGTACACGCGCTGGGCGGCCACCTCGTAGTAGTCGTCAATCCAGCCGTGCGGGCCGTTCTTGATCTTGCCCTTCAGGTCGGCGAATTCCTTCCACACACCGTCCGAAACGGTGGTCAGCTTCGGCGCGGACAGGATCGTGTTGCTGTTCTTGTAGCAAAGGAGGTGCCACAGGGCGATGATGCCGTAGCCCGCCGTCTTGCCGGTGCCGTGGCCGGATGACACGGAAGTGCGCGAGCCGGGGTCTTGCACCGACTCGAACATTTCCCATTGCTGGTGCGTCGGGACGATGCGGCACACCTCGATTGCGAACCTGGGGAGGTCGAACGCATAGCGCTTGACGAACTCATGCCAGCGCGGGTCGTCCACCAGAAAGCGCTTACTTGCCGCCATTGCCTGCCTCTCGCACCTCGACGGTCTGCGCACCGGCCGCGCGGCGCTTGCGCTCGATGACGGCAAGGCGACCGGCCTCCATCTGCGCAGCAGCGGCCGCGTAGAAGTCGTCCAGTTCCTCGACCTTCGCCATCGTGTGCGTGACTTCGCCGACGGTTTCCACCTTGTCCTGCCATCCGGCCAGATTTTTGACTGCCAGGGTGGCAAAGCGGGCCTCATATACACCAGCCATGCCGCCCTCGATCAGCAGACTTTCCTGGGAGTCCCGCGCGCGTGCGTATGCGTAAGAAAATTCCGGGCGCAACAGGGCTCCATCCTTGTCCGTCGCGGTTGCCCAATCGTGCAGGGTCTGCCGGGTAACGCCGATCTTGGAAGCGAAGCGCGTCAGGGTCGGGAACGTGTTGTGGACGATCTTCTGTTCGGTTCGGGTCGTGCCGTCCTTGTCCACCACGTCCACGTCAACGACCTTCGTTACCTCTATGTCGAAGTAGGCAATCAGCTCGGCCACGAACTCAGGGCGGTACTCACTGGGGCGGCCAACGGGACGGCGGCCAAACATCAGCTCCCGGTCACGCTGCGACAGTGCCGGGACTCCTGCAGGGGCTTCTGACTCTGGTTGCGACGGTGCTTTCTCCGAAACTTTCGGCGTAACTTTCGCAGGGGTCGAAACTTTCGGGGCCGGTGCTGGTTTCGGGTCGGCCGGGAACGCTCCCCCACCCTTCACCCAGCCATCCTTTTCGGCTTTCTTGCTCACTGCGACGCGGCTGCACCCAAACTCGTCGGCGACGGTCTGGAAGGTTACGGATGCGTCGGTGCTTTCCCAGCGCTTACGGGCGGCGGTCCACTGGTCAGGGGTCAGGCGCGCCATTACAGCTCCCCTCCGTACACCATGAAGCCGAACGCGAGCGAGGCCGCCACCATGGCGAGCAGCTTGAGCGTGCGCCGCCAGCTGCCCGGCTCTCCAAGCAGCCCCATCCAGCACAGCATCATCGCGCTGAAGGCGGCAACGGCCGCGCAGGCGATACACACCAGGGCATACAGAGTCGGCATCATTCGAGCCCCAGCGACAGTTGGGCGTCCGGGACGTAGGAAGACAACGGGCCTTCCCTCCCCTTGGCGATGGCGAGGCAGTGCTGTTCGTTCAGCGCGCGGCGGTTGATGGCCTCCTGGATCGGGATGGCGGTAGCCTCCAGGCGCTCTACAGCGGTCAGCAGCGTGTTTGCCCCGCGCCAGTCCTCATCAAACTCGGGCGTCAGCTCGCGGAAGCGTGCAAGCGCGTGCGAAACGGCCTGGGCAGCACCAGCGATGGCCTGCAAGTCCACCCGCGCCGCCTCCCGCTCCTTCCCGTACTGGACAAAGGCAGTCGTCATCGCAAGCGCCTGGGCCTGGAGCATCCCCTCGAAACCGCGCAGCATCGCGAAACTTTCGGCGGCCACCGCGTCGCGCTCTGGATGCGGGGACAGGCCCAGCAGGTAGTCCACCGACACGCTGTATGCCTTGCTCATCGCCAACAGAAACTGCCAGTCGCTCGGCACCTTGCGCTCGCCGCTCTCGATCTGGCTCAGCTGCGTGCTGTTCTTGTAGCCCAGGCGGGTGGCGGCCTCCACGGCGGTCAGGCCATTCATCACGCGCGCGGACACGATGCGCTCGCGCACGCGGTCAGTTTCGAGCGGCACGTCCTTGTTGCGGACGAATCGCTTGCTCATGGGCTTGTCCATGCCCTCTTGCTCGATGATGATTGCTTCGGTCATACGAATCCCAGGATTTGATTAACTACATTGTCCAAAACCGCCCGATTTTGGTAACGGGCTAAAACCCCGCGCAACAGCACGTTCGCCACGGCGCTGTAGACGCGCTCGAACTCGTCTTGCGTCATGCGTGCAAAGCTGATCGACTTGGCGCGCACACGGAAATCGCCGTTGATGCGGTAGGTGACGACGCGGAACCCGGCTGCGATGGTCAAGTCCTCGCGGAACTGCTCGAAGTCCACCTCGACCGGCAAGCCCTTGTAGGTCGCCTCGGGCGGGTGGAACGAATCGAAGCCCAGCCGCACCAGGGCCATGAACTTGCGGTGGAACTGCGGGTTGCGGGTTTCGGTGATCTGGCACTTGACCAGCGCGCCCAGCTTCAACCGGCGCAGCTTCTCGGCTTCGTGTTCGTCGGCCGGGGCCAGTGCGCCCTGGGCGAGCTTGATGAGGTTGATTTCCATGCTTACCCCCGCGCGAATGGGTAGAAGACGGCCAGCAGGCCCGAGCGGTGCGCGTGCTCGCCGCGCGGCCAGTCGTTCGCGCCCACCCTGCGCCGCACGTCGAATTCATCGGCGCGGGGCACCGGCACGTCAGCGAGAACGCCCAGCTTGTAGGTCGCGCGCACGTTGGCGGCGCTGTTGTGCTTCTGGTGCAGGGCCAGGCGGCCAATCGAGCACAGGTAGGCGATGTAGATGCCGGTCAAGCGGCGCTTGAGTTCCATCCCTTCCTCGATCTGCGCGGCCGTGGCCGTGCCCAGGCGGGCGACCAGCTCCACGATGCCGTCCAGGCGGTCGCGTGCCGGGTTGATATCCATGCGCAGCCCTTGATGGCTAGTCACTTGCTGGACTCCCGGATCAGGATGCCGTGGACGGTCATCATCAGGTGCTTCTTCATGCGGTACGGTGCGAGCGTGCGCGTGTGGGCGCTCTTGAAGTCCTCGACCACCTGCACGCCGTTCTCGATGTAGGTGAAGTCGGCCTTGTAGCGCAGGGCTGGCTTCTTCCGCTTGCCGCCCACGTCGCACGCGGGTGCCAGGACGAAGTAGACGCCGTGCTTGAGGTCGGCAATGAGCCCGGCCGCCTGCATCCGGCACAGTTCGACGTAGCGGCCCTGCTCCCCGGCGCTGTCCCAGGTCACGCCGTCCACCGTCACCTTGCGGCTGCGGTACTTGGCCTGCTTGGCGGGCGCGGGATCGGCGGCAGTGGCCGTGGCGCGCGCGGCGCGGGCCTGCGCCAGCGCCAGATCGGCCTCGGTCCAGTTCTTCGAGCTGCGGCGTTTCATCGGGCGCGGCGGTTAGACGGTCTGGAACTGGGATTTCAGGCCCATGTGCGCGCGCAGGTCGCTGATCGACCAGCCGGTGATGTCGTGCATGCGGATCAGCAGCGCCGACGTGATGCTCGCTTGGTGGCGGCGCAGCTTGCTGATGACAGCGGGCGGCAGCTCCAGCATCCGGGCCAGGGCGGCGTCGTTCTTGAGCGAGAAGCGTGCGTGCAGGGTGTCCAGCAGCTTTTCCGGCGTATAGGCCGGGTTGTCCAGGTGGTTCTCGGTCAGGGCGGTGATGACGACGACTTGCTGGCTTTTGGACGCTTTCGCACTCATTGCGGACTCTCTCAAATGAAAAATAGGGATGCCAATGTATTTCACATCGGCATCCCTATTACTGACAGCAATATATTTGAAAGTCAATATTTTGGAGTAACTTTATTTCCCAAAATAATTTCTAGCTGCTTCCGCTCAGCCTGGGGCAAGTGCCCACCATGCGCCACGCCCCAAAGTACCCGCTCCAGCTCTGCATTCCTCTTGCGTAGAGCGTCAGCAAGCCCGGTATTGAGGAACGCATCATATGCGCGCAGGGACGATTCCAGCGCCGCCGCGCGGGCGCGCAGCAGCCGGATCGTCGTGTTTTCTTCATCGGTTGCCATTATAGAAATGCCTATATTTAAGGGCGCACTAAGGCCGCTTTTGCTGCTGCAACGAAACTCCCGCGCTTGGCTGCATCGAATGCCACCCGGCGCTTGTACTCGGCCACCACGTCCTGCTTGAGCTGTTCCATCGCTGTCTGCCCGTCCTCTCGCTTTACTTTCGCGTACACGATTTCCCGCTGTGCTTTTGGCATTGCCGCCAGCGCGCGCAGCTCGCAACACGCCCTGCCTTTCTTCGTTCTACCTGCGAACGTCAGGCACCACTCACACGGCCCTGCCGGTGCAATTACGCTGCTGTCGGCCATGCTGCATATCCCACGGCGCGCAGAAACTGGTACAGCTCGCGCGCCTGCTCGGGCGTCAGGTCACACTGCGGCTGGCCGGGCACGCGGATTTCCAGCGAGCCGTCGGACATTACGCCCGCCAGGAATCGCTCGGCGGCCGCATCGTTCGCTGGGGCCGGTGGCGCGATCTGGCTGATCTGCCCGGCATTGAACCCCAGCATTGCGCCACCGCCGCCAATTTCTATATTGCCCACCCACAAACGGGCGGTTTCGGACTGACTTACGCCCATCGACTTGAACACAAATTCTTCCGGTCCCGTCCGATAATCCCCGTTTACGTACAGGCCATTACGGGTAATGTCTGGCGCGCCGCTGGCGACACGCGGCAGGTACGAAGTCTTGATGTTCGGCAGGCCGCCAGTCGGCAGCTCACCCTTGCGTGCGGCGGCCTTGGCGCGGGCGGCCTCGGGCGTCCATTTCGGGGTGGCGGTCGGAAGGTCGAGGAACCGGGGCACTTCCAGCGTGGGCGCTTCTGCCACCTGGGCGGCGGGCTGCTCGGCAGGGGTGTCGAGGGCAGGCTCGACGGGGGCAGCGGCAACCGGGGCCAGCGCCAGCTCCGATTGCAGGGCCGCGACCGTCTTGCAGTCGTCGCAATCGCAGTTGCCCGCGATCCCGGCGAGGCACGCGCCAGCAACGTCGGGCTCCTGGGCAGGCAGCTCGGCGGCCACCTGGGCGACCGGGGCGGCGGCAACTTCGACCAGCTCGCAGTCATCGCACAGCACGGCGCGCTCGGCGGCGCTGCGCGGATCGTCGGCGTGCGGGCCGCAGTTCATCGTGCAGCGTTTCGAGCCCGGCACATAGGCGGCCAGGGCAGCAGGATCGGCGCGCGGGAACACTGGCCCGGCTGGCTTCGGCTCCTGGGCCGTGACGAGCGCGACATAGCCCGGCTCATTCGGTCCCAGCGTCCACATGGTTCCGCTGCGCACCACGCGGCCCCTGGTCATCGCTTGCTTGAGGTAGCTGGTCGGATGGTGGCCGGACGGCAGGCCCATGGCCGACGCCAGATCGACCGTAAATACCGGCTTGCCCTCGGCGGCGCGCAGGCAGGCCAGCGCCAGTTCTACGCGCGTCATCGTTTTGGCGCGGCCAGCGGTGAATACGGCCGGGATGGCGGCGGCCGAGGGCACGCCTTCCTTGCGCGTCACCGACACGTCGATTTCCAGCGGTTCGTCGGAATGCTCCGGCGTGACGTGCGCGGGCGACAGCGCCAGGGTCAGCGGGTCGGCAGCAGGTGGCGGCGGCGGTGGCGCTGGGCGCGACGACAGCGGGCGCTCGCGCTCGATCACTGGCCGCTCAGTCGGCGGCAGCGCGCGCAGCACGCGGGCAGGGAATGGGTCGGCGGCCAGCTCGCTTACGACGGCGGCCGCTGGCGCTGCACTGGCGTACCGGAACGACAGAACCGGGCGGCCGTTCGGCGCGACGATGGATTCTTCCACGATCACGCCTCGGGCGATTTCGTCCGCGATCAGCGGGCGCACCGCATCGGGCTCCATATCGAGCCGGTCGGCAATCTCCACGGTGCGGACGTTCGGGCGGCTAAGGATCAGGCTAAGGACTTCGGTTTTCATGGCGGTACTCGGTCAGGTGGATTCGTCGTCGGTCGGGTCCGGCGTCACCAGCCGGGCCAGCACCTCGCGGGCATGGCTCAACAGGAGCGCCGATACCAGCTCGCCCGCCTCATGCCGGGCCAGCGTCGCGCGGGCCTTCGCAATAGACACTTCCCGGTCCGGCTTGCGACTGGCCAAGGCACGCATGGCGGCCAGGGCGTTGGCTTTCGCCTGTTCGCTGGTGATCGCCTTGCCCTGTTCGTCGCGCGCCGGGGCGGCGAGCTGCGGAACGTACTGTGGCACGTCCGGGCAGTCGCCCTTGAGCCGATTATCCAAGAGCTTTTTCCAGCGCGCAGCGGCCTGCCCGTAGCTCGCCTCCACCAGCTCGCCCTGCCCATAATCTACCGTCGCCCAGTACAGCGCCGGGATCGGCCAATGCGGCTGCTTGTCCGGGTCGTTCAGCAGGCGCTTGCGCAGCTCGCGCACCGCGTCGCGGAAAGCCTGCTCATAGTCCATCGGCGGCTTGCACAGGGCGACGAACTGGCCCTCACTCGGCGGCCACGTCGGGTATTCGGTGCGGCACCGTTCCACCCCCTCCAGCGCGAGCCTGGGCGTGATGCCCTCGGCAATCAGGGCGCTCGACCACGCCTTTTTCCAGTCCGCGATCACGGCGGGCGACGTGAAGTGCGAACTCCACTTGTGCATGTACATCGAGGCGAAGCGGCCATACAGCCGGTCGATGGCCGACAGCATCCGGGGCACCTCACGCACCCCGCCCATGCCGTCCGGCTCCATCACCATCACCTCACGCGGTGCGCTCCAGGAATTCGCCGTCGATGGTGTATGGGTCTGCTGCTGCATGGTTTGCGGCTGGTGCTGGGCTTGCATATGCTGCTCCTGAATTCACGTAAGCGTTAGGATCGAACTTGACTGGGCGGGTGGCGGCGGCAGGCGCGGCGGCCTCCTGCGGCACGGACCAGTCGGCACGGAAGTGGTTGCCCGGCCCGAAGAACGTCACCGGCTGCTTGATGTACTTCGGCAGGGTGCCGTCGGCAATCACGTAGGCGGCGTAAGCCTTGACGCCTGCGATGATTTCCAGCGGGTCAGCACCAGCATTCAATCGTGCATTCCATTGCTTCAAAGAATCGCTCTTACTCGCTCCCGGTCTTTTCGGGTACGCAGCCCAAGCTAGCTCGAACAGCTCGCCGGGAGTCAGGGGTGCAGAAGGTGTATCTGTGGTTACACCTGTGGTTATATCTGTTTCATTACTACATTTGGGGTTTTTCCCAAGTGGTTTTGGGGTTTTTCCCAACCCACTTGGGGTTTTTCCCAAATGGGGGTCTACCCCCTCTTTGCCCGCATTTGGGGTTTTTGCCAAATGGGGTAAAAACGCATCCTCATCGGCGAAGGCATACCACTTATCGCGCTTGCCCTTGTCCTTGTGATGGAAGCCGGTAACGAGCACGCCATGCTTCTTCTCCAGGCTGTCGAGAGCCCGTCGAATCTGGTCAGGGGTCAGGTACGAGAACACCGTCTGGAACGCCTTGACGCTGTTGTACGTCCAGGTGCGACCCTCATGCTGGTGCGTGCCGTTCGCCCTGTTCTTGACGATCCAGAACTGGAAGTGCGCGATGAAAATGGCCTCGGGAATACCGTAGGCAGCGGCGTGCTCGATGTTGAACGAATGAACCATGCTCATACGCCACCCCGCTCCAGGCGCGCGCGCCCAGCGTCCGTGATGTAGAAGCCCAGCTTGTGCTCCCACCAGGAATCAACATGCGCCACAAACCACGACAGCGGGTGCCCGGTAAAGAATTCACGCGAGTCGTTCAGGCGCGCGGTGCAGAGCACGTCATGCAACTCCATTTCAAACGCTTGGAAATTATGGCCCTCCCAAAAGCACACGACCTCGAACGGGGCCGGGCAGGCAGTTGCGGCCGACAGCTCAGCGGCTCGACGTGCCGGACTGCGCTCGGTACAACCAATCTTGTAGATTCCAGGCATGGCTGGGTTCGCCAGCAGGTAGACGAAGCCGATCATCGCGCATTCTCCTGCCGTGAGGGAACACATGATGAAATAGAGGGAATTTCTAGCGAAAAATCGCTGTTTTCAGGCGCGTGCGCGCACTCCACACTGTTAATGTGTGGTACTATTTTCTTGCTCATTGACTGCCCAATCAGTTGATTCGAGTTGAAGCCGTTTCCTGTTCCAGCAGGCAACGGCTTTTGTTTTTTCTGCTCCTGTTTTTCTACCACCTCAACCCGGCCGTTTTCCAGCAGCCGAATCAAGCCCTGCACTGCCAGCTCGATATGCGTGAGCCTCACGGCCACGTCAAACCTCGCCAGCATGGCCTCGCGCGTGAACCCTTCCGGGCGCGGCGCTTGGCCGTCGAGCACCTGATGACAGGGGTAGCAGCCATAGGCCGCATCCGTGTCCGGTGCCTTCATCCCACCGCCCGCGCCATTGCGATGGCACAGCACGGTAGTGTCAATTCTGTAATTGCAACATGGGAATCTTAACGTACATTCCTTGTTTTGGGCACTTTGCCTTATCGCAGTCATCTTCGGCCGCGTCGTCTTCATAGGACGCTTGCGCGGCTGGCGTGCTGCCTGGGGCTGCTCTGCCAATACAGAAATGCCAATAATTGCCTTAATCTTACCAGCACTTTCGAGTTTCACCCCGCTACGCTTGAGGCCGGTTCCCCGGCTCATCGTCGCGGTGCCCGGCTTCAAAGCGGTGCCGCGACTCATCATTGCCGTGCCGCGATTCATCGGCACGGTGCCCTGGCTCATGGGTTTTGTGTTGCGCATCGGCGTGGTGCCGCGCGCCATTTCAGTGCGCTTCAACGTCATTTTGCTGCTGCCGCCGCTCCAGTAGATGCGGCAGCGCGCGCCTTGATGCAGGTGTCGCACACGCCGTACAGGACCAGCTGCTTTGCCGTCACTTGCTTGCCGCATACGCAACGCTTGCGCGTGAGCGAGCACGTCAACGCCTGACTCTTTCGGCGGCCGTTCACTTGCGGGCTCCCAGCTTGCGCTCTTTGAACGAGAAGCCAGCCGGGTAGCGGCGCGCCAGCCATACCTGCCCTTTGCCGGTCAGAGCAACGCCCAGGACACAGCCGCCCAGCTCGCCGATGGCGAAGTAGCGGCGGCGCACGTAGTCCTGATACGGGATGCCCGTCTCCTGCAAAATGCCGTCGCGCTTCATGCGCTCCAGCAGCTCTGCTTCCGAGTGGTCCAGGACGTGTGCGAATTGCGAAAGGGTGATGTTGCTCATGCTGCTTTGGCTTCCCGGTAGACTTGGTTTTGTTCGAGACGGCGCGCGACTTCGGCATATGCAGAGAGCACGTCGGCTTGTTTGGTGTGTTCGAGCTGGGCCGCGTGAACGTCCAACCCTTCGTTGATGGCGTCGCAGGCCGCGTCGGTGAAGACCCATTCGCCGGTTGCATCGAAGTGCAGCTTCACGGCGAAAATCTGGCCCTGGGCCGCGATCATGGCGTCCAGGTATTCCTCGCCGAATCCACGCTCGCACAGCACCAGGGCCGTGTTGAGTGCGCCGGTCACTTCGCTGAAATCTTCCATGGTGCCGCCGCCAGTGAGCATGGCGACGAACGCGGTGCGGAATTCCTCGGACAGCTTCTCTTGCTGGTCCGCGCCGACGGCCTCATTGAAGCGGGCGCGTAGCTGGGCTTTCTCGGCCGTATCGACAGCACCGTTGAAGTGCTTACGCCAGTGCGAGCGGATCACGGTAAATGCCGCGTTCGGGTTCTTGGGCTTCGGGCGGTATGCCTTCGAGCGCTTTGCCTTGCTGCCGTGCTTCGCCATTAGATCGCCTCCACTTCCACGGCGCGCATCGGCACGACCAGGTTGCGGCTCGCAAAGGCCGCCTTGATGCGCTCGACCAAGATGGCCGAGGTGCAAGGATTCTTAGCCGTATTGTTCAGGTGATACGAAACGTTGGCCTGGGTGCATTTCAGCTCCGCAGCGATTTCAGCCTGCGTCATCTTGCTCGACAAGGTAGCGATGGCCTGCTTGACGTCTACAACTTTCATTAGTGAAACCTTAATATTTTTTTGATGTTCGGCAGAGGAAATAGCAAACCGCCCACCGTTTCGTAAGAATGCACCTACAATTATAAGCATCCCGATACTTGCCGACAATCATTTAACATTATGTTCCATAAAGCAACGGGTTTTTTATGACTTTATTTCTTTACAGATATAGTGTATAACGACGAAATATAAGCATCTTAATTAAAGCAGTAGTCAAAATAGCAACGGAACAAGCATGACAACTAACCGCACGATGACGACCGGCGAGCGCGTAAAGATGCGCCGCATGGAATTAGGACTTTCACAAGAAAAATTGGGCCAGCGTGCGGGCCTGACTCAGCCGACTATCTCGGCCCTGGAGAAGAACCGAGCCCACACAAGTGGTAGCTTGGCCTCTATCGCAGCCGCCCTGGGCGTGAGTGCCCTTTGGCTTGAGAGTGGCCGGGGCGAGATGGTCCCGGCAGGGACTATCGAGAGGCTAGCATCGGCCGAAGACAGCTATATGGTCCCACTGCTTGATTGTCGGGGGAGCTGCGGCAACGGGCGAATGTACGGAGATATCGACACCACTCCTATAGCAATCAGCAAGAAATTGCTTGATAGATGCCATGTAAAGCTACTTTCCTTCATTTCAAAGTTAGTTGCTCTCTACGCTGATGGGGATTCAATGTCTCCTTACATCATGCACGGAGACATAATGCTGTTCGACACTGGTGTAACTGACTTTCAAGACGGCTTCATCTACCTGATTGATACTCTGGACGGCCTGCGCGCAAAGCGAGTTCATCGACGCGCTGACGGCCGCGTTATCCTGCGTAGCGACAGCCAGGACAAGACCCGCTATCCCGACGAGAGCTACACCCCCGAGGAAGCCGAATTGCTGACAGTGAAGGGGCGATTTGTCCTCCGAATGGGCGGCTAAGTCACTTTATCGAACCCTTCCCGCCGCTGAACAGCCCGCCTTGAGCGGGCTTTTTTACGTCCCTACCCTTCACAAAGTCACTTTTTTTCCACAATTTCTGCACAGAAATATCGGCGCCCTATGGGATTTCTGTAAAAAAATATAGGCATAGCTATTGCGTGAAAGTATTTCTATCACTATACTTTTCACATAGGCATTTCTATGCCTATGGCAAAATTAATGAAAACCCACTTTGTAGAGAGAACCAGCATGAGTACATACAGCGTAAAAGTTCAGACCCAAACCGGCGAGCGCCATGTGTTCGACCAAGCCGCCTTCACCAGCGCCGAGGCGCACGAAGCTGTCGCCGCCCGTTTTGGCTACCTCTGCTCCGTCGTGGTGCTGCCAGTATGAGCACCACGTCCAAAGCCCGCCAGCTGTTCGGCGACCGCACCCTGGCGGCAAAGTGGGTTCTGGCCCGCCGCTACCTCCAACAGCGCGGCCTCACGCCGTACCCGCACATGCTGGTCCCGCCGCGCCTCATCACCCCTACCGCCCACTAAGCCGGATCACACCATGAGCGATAACCAACAAACCGCCGTCACCGCCGTGGCCGCCGCGCACGATGCGGGCACCATGATGGGATTCCAGAACCTCGCCTCGTTCGAGTTCATGCAGCGCGCCGCCAAGCTATTCGCGACCTCCACGATGGTCCCGGCCGCATATCAGGCCGTCGTGTCCGAGGGCTACGGCCGCGATAAAAAGTGGGTCCAGAACGACGCCGCCCTGCCGAATTGCATGGTCGCGCTCGATCTGGCCCAGCGCATGAACGCATCGCCGCTGCAAGTGATGCAAAACCTGCACGTTATCGAAGGCCGCCCGTCCTGGGGCTCGCCGTTCATCATCGCGCTCATCAACAACAGCGGCCAGTACGCGCACAATCTGCGCTTCGCGTTCGAGTGGCTGGACGAGGTGGACGCGAAGCAAATCACGTTCGAGTGGGTCAACAATCAAAAGCACGAAGTCGTCAAAACCGTCCGCATCAAGAATGCGCGCTGCGTCGCCTGGACGACGGACAAGGCGGGCACGCGCATCGAGTCGGCCCCCGTTACGCTGGAAATGGCGGTGCAAGAGGGCTGGTACACGCGCAACGGCTCGAAGTGGAAAACCATGCCGCAAACGATGGCGCAGTACCGCGCGGCCGCGTTCTTCGGCCGGACCTACAACCCCGAGCTGTTGATGGGCCTGCCGACGGCCGAGGAACTGCACGACATTATCGACGTGACGCCGCAGGCCGACGGCTCACTGGCGATGCAGGCGGGCAGCGCGGAACCGGCCCAGCCACGCGCGCCGCGCGCCAAGGTTGTCGAACCGGCCGCCGTGGTCGCCGCCGAAGTCACCGAGGCACCGGCCGCCGAGCCTGCCCCGGAACCTACCGCACCGGCAACGGAACCGGCAACGCCAGCACCGGCCGCCGCGTCGGGCGATAAGGACACTGGCGAGGTGCTGCCGGTCGTCAATGCCGAGGTGGACACGGCCACGGCCGACCTGTTCGAGCCCGCCGCCCCGGCCGCGCCTGCCGCTGCGGAGGTCGCCCCGCAGCCAGCGAAGGAACCGGCCCCGGTCGGCGAGAAGAAACCGCGCACGAAGGCAACCCCGGCCCCGGCCGCCGCCGATCCAGTGCAGAAAAATGCACCAGATGCAGGACAGTCATCCAATAAAGTGCAGGATAAAGCACCATTAGGCCCGGCATTGTCGGCACCGAAGATTGATTTTGTCGAAAAAGAGCTGGCGCGCCGAGGCTTGACTGTCGATCAGTTCAAGGCCGAATTCAAGATCGAGCCAAAAGAACTGACCGTGCCGGTGTTCCCCCAGGTGCTCGCATGGTTCCAAGTGGCGAAGGCGGCCGCGTAATGCTGGTATTTAACGAAGCCCGGCACGAATACCGCTACAACGGCGTGCTGGTCCCGTCTGTGACGGGCATTCTCAAGCCGCTGGTGGACTACTCGGGCATCAACCCGGACGTGCTGGCGCGCGCGGCCGCGCTGGGCACGCTGGTTCACAAGACGACCGAGCTGTACGACCTGGGCACGCTGGACGAGGACGACCTGGACCCGATTCTGGTCCCGTACCTCGACGGCTGGAAGCGCTTTCGCGAAGAAGTCGAGTTCGTGCCCGACACCATCGAGAAGCGCCTATACCACCCGCTTGGCTACTGCGGATCGTCCGACCGTACCGGCGCGATCCGGGGCGTCAAGTCCGTGGTGGACATTAAGAAAATGATGACGCTCGGCCCGGTGATCGGCCCGCAGCTCGCCGCCTACAAAGAAGCGCACAACCTCGAAGGCGCGGGCATCGAAAAGCGCTTCGCGCTGGGCCTGCGCCCGGACGGCACCTACCGCCTGCAAGAATTTACCGACCCCGGCGACCTCCCCTGCTTCATGGGTCTGCTGGCGGTTCAAACATGGAGAGCCAAACATGGCAAGTAAGAAACTAGCGGCCGCAGGCCAAGCCGCGAACGACGGCGCGCTGGTCGTCGCCGCGCCGCTGCCTGCGGGCACACCGAAGGCCGAGGAACTGTGGGAGCTGGCCGATAGCACCTGCAACAACCTGTTCGTCACCATCATCAACGACCCGATGATGTACTCGCTGGCCGCTGCCGAGCTGGTCGATTTGCAGGCGGTGTACAAGCGCATCGAAGATCAGCGCCTCGCCATCACGCGCCCGATGGACGCGGCGAAGAAGCTCATCATGGACTTGTTCAGAAAACCTCTCGACCGGCTGGACGGGCAAATCAAGATGCTCAAGGGCTCGATGCTGGAATACGACCGCGAAGAAAAGCGCAAGGCAGCCGTCCAGCAAGCCCTGCTCGACAAGATCGCGAACGAACAGCGCGTCCAGCTCGCGGCCGAGGCAAAGAAACAGGCCGATCTGGCAGCGGCCGAACATGCCCGCGCAAACGAGCTGATGGCAGTGGGTGATACCGAAGGCGTCGCCGCTGCGCTGACGGCCGCCGAGGAAGCGCACAACACGTCGTTGGCGCTGCAACAGACAACCGGCGTCGTTATCGCTGCGACCGCCGCAACGAACGTGCCCACGGTCGAGGGCATCACGACCGCCGACGTGTGGAAGGCGCGCATCACCGACCTCCCCGCCCTGCTCCGCTACATCGCCGACCACCCGGAATACCACGACTGGATCGACGTGAAGATGATGGGCTTGAACGAGCTGGCGAAGGCCCAGCGTACCGAGCTGCGCATCCCCGGCGTCGAAGCATACGAAGAAGCCCGCATCGCAGCGGCCCGCACCAGCGCCCGCAAGGCTGCATAAGAACCAACGGGCAGGCCCGCCCTGCCCTACTTTGACAGAACAGATACCGCCATGTTTTTCAAGAACGCCCAAATCTACCGCCTCCCCGCCCCCTGGGCAATGACGGCCGCCGCGCTGGCCGAGGCCATCACGCCCCAGGCATTCGCCGACTGCACCAAGGCCGAGGCCAAGCGCCTGGGCTGGGTCGCCCCGCGCAAAGGCGGCGAGCTGGTCCACGTCGTCAACCGCCAGATGCTCCTGCGCCTGCGCACGCAAACGAAGGTGCTGCCGGGCTCCGTCATCAATGCCGAGGTGCGCCGCCGCGCCGCCGAAATGGAAGAAAAACAGGGGTTCCCGCCTGGGAAGAAGGCCACCAAGGAATTGAAGGAAATCGTCACCGACGAGCTGCTGGTGAAGGCTTTCCCGAAGGACGCCGACACCTGGGTATGGATCGACCCTGTGAACGGCTGGCTGGTCGTGGACGCATCGAGCAGCAGCAAGGCTGACGAAGTAATCAAGCTGCTGCTGAAAGCCGTGGACCGTATGCCGCTGGAATCCCTGCGCGTGCAGCGTTCGCCGGTCGCCGTGATGACGGGCTGGCTGGAATTGGACGAAGCCCCGCACGGCTTCACCATCGACCAGAGCGCCACCCTGCGCGCGACCGGCGAGAGCCGCGCCACCGTCACCTACAAGCTGCACTCCCTGGACCCGGAAGATATGCGCCGCCATATCGCCACCGGCAAACAGTGCGTCAAGCTGGCGATGACCTACAACAGCCGCGTGTCGTTCACCCTGGACGAATCGCTCGCCATCAAGGGCATCAAGCCGCTCGACGTGATCCGCGAAGGCAGCGCCATCACCTACAGCGACGACGAGCGTTTCGACAACGACGTGGCGTTGATGACGCTCGAATATGCCGCGCTGCTGGCCGAGCTGGTCGAGGCGCTGGGCGGTGCGGCCACCGACAGCATGGCAGGCGGCGACGGCCAGCACCAGATTGCCGAGGACGCCAGTGTCGTGAGCGATGCCGTGCGCAGCCTGAAAAAGCTGGCCGCCGACAACGGCGCGACGATCACGCTCACCGCTGGCGGCAAGATTGTCAGCCTGGACGACAACAACCAGTACGGCCGCGCCGTCGAGCTGATCCGCGAGCAACAGCGCGTCTCGATTTCCCTGGTCCAGCGCCATTTGCGCCTGGGCTACAACCAAGCCGCGCGCCTGATCGAACGCATGGAAGCCGAAGGCATTGTGAGCCCGATGGCCGCCAGTGGCGAGCGCGTCATCCTCAAACCCACCGCTGAATAACAAAAGGAGAACACCATATGGACAAAAACCCACCAGCAGCAGCCATTGATGACGCTTACGCCTCCCTCAAGGTAGCCGCCGAGAAGAAGCTCCCAGGCTTCGGCAAGGCCACAATCTTCAAGGTGGACCCGCTCAAGATCGAGGTCGAGCCGGGCTTCAACCGGCCGATTGACCGGGCGAACGTCGAGCAATTCAAAGTCGCGATCAAGAACGGCGCTACCATCCCGCCGATTTACGTCCGCGTCGATGCGAACCATACCATCCTGGTCGATGGTGAGCACCGCTGGATTGCCGTGCGCGAGCTGATCGCCGAAGGTATGGAAATCCCGTTCATGCTGGCGATTGAATTCCGGGGCAGCGACGCCGACCGGATCACGCACTTGCTGACCAGCGCCCAGGGCTTGCCGATTTCCCCGCTCGATCAGGGCATCCAATACCTCAAGCTGATTCGCCTACAATGGGACGTGAAAATGATCGCCCAGCGCACCGGCAAGAGCACCACGCACATCGAAAATTGCCTGGTGCTGGCCGAGTCGAATACCGACGTGCAGCGGGCTGTGCGCGCCGGACAAGTGGCAAGCTCGCTGGCGGTCGATATGGTCAAGGAACACGGCACCCAGGCCGGGGCCGTTATCGCCTCCGAGCTGGTCAAAGCACAGGCCAGCGGCAAGGGCAAGGTGACGCGCAAGGGCGTCCAGGGTAAGGCCATCCCGCGCAAGCTGGTGACGCGGGCCACCGAATCCATCGACACCCTGTTCGCCGTCATCGCCCCTACGGTCAGCCCCGAGAAGCTGGCCGCTATGCCGGACAACGAAACGGTGCCGGTCGAGGCAGGGATGCTAAAAGAGCTGCTGGCAATCCGCGACGAGGTGGCAAAGCTGCGCGCCAAGGACGCCACCGATACCGACCCAGCCGCCACGGACGCCGCGCAAGATGCAAGCAAATAAGCACGGTTGCTTCGACCGCCCACCGCTAGAAGGGCGGTCATATCCAGTTCAAGACGGCTGGGAATACCAGCCGTCCAGTGCAACGGGACTTACACGCATGCCCATTATCAAGGCTCAGCGGCATGTTATGACAACAGCGTGCCAATACAGCCAGCGCACGGTGGATGACCCAGGCTGTACTGGCTGCAATAGAAAGTGGCCCGTAAATGCAATTCAGCCTATTTGACGAGCCTGCCGCCGCGCCAGTTATTGCGGCGGTTGCTCCCTATGTTGGCGGTACGCCTTGCGTGTGTTGCAAATCGTGCCGGTCGATATTCCTAGCGGTTAATTGGCTGTCCTGGCGCGCTAATGGCTACTGCTCGAATAAATGCCAGCCCTCCCCTCCTAAATCAGCCTAACCTGATTCGAGCAAGGCACTTTCAAACAGAATTGCCTTGCTCAATTTCCTACCATACCAATCGCGGCGCTATATTCGCCGCGCCGCGCGCCGCGCCGACTTCGGCCGCTGAGTTAATGTATGAAACTATATAATATAATATATTTTCTTATTAACTTCCCACTCTAATCCGCAAGATTACCACCGATTTTCGATTTAAACGCAAATTCGGTTTTCTGATCGCCGAATTCGGTTTTCGGTACTGGCTACCGCCGCCCGGCCACCGTTGCGCGGGCTTCCCGGCGCGGGTCGCGTCAACAGGTCTGATCTGGTCAGGAGGCGACAGGTTAGCGCGGCGCAAAGCTGCCCAGGCGTCAGCAAGACCTAGCAAAACACTCGCAAAAACTTACAAAAAACTTACATTTTCTTTCGGTTTTTCTCGTAATCTTTCGTTTTGTCTTAAAATATAACTATATTTTCTTGACTACTTTTGTGGAAACTTACACAATTGACCATCCAGTAGAGGAAAGGGCAGTCGTGCTATGGATGACATACAGGATGCGGTTGCAGCACTACGCGCCCTGGCGAACGACAGCTCGAAGGTAACGAAGAAGGCAGCTCGGCTACGCATGGTTCTGCCCGAAATCGAGGCGCTACAAGAGGCCGGGGTAGGGCATGAGCACATATTAGAGGCGCTTAACAGGAGCGGTTTTGATCTGAAAATGAGCGCGTATTCGTCAATGCTTTGGCGGGTGCGGCATGGAAAGAACAAGATCGCAAAGCCAGCGCCAGCAAGGCCGAATGCCAAGCCAGTTACCGACGGGCCGATAGGGGAGGGGAGTAGCCCCGAGCCAAGGGCAAACGTCCAGGTCGAGAATTTCGACTTGGAGGAATCGAGAAGGCGACGGGAAGAAAAGGCCGATAGGTTTATTGGAGCCGCTAGAAACCCGCTTATTAAAAAAACTGATAGGAAATAAACATGGCATTGAAAGTCGCAGTGATTAACTTTTCGGGCAACGTCGGCAAGTCCACCGTTTCCAAACATCTGCTTCAACCGCGCATGGGCGACTGCGACATTATTGCGGTCGAAACCATCAATTCGGACGACCAGACCGACGGCCACGTAAAAGGCAAGCAATTCGGCCATATTATCGAGGCAATGTCGCTGATGGATAACGTCATCGTGGACATTGGCGCGTCGAACGTCGAAACCCTGATTTTGCAGATGAAGCAATACAAGGGTAGCCATGAGGATTTCGACCTGTTCATCATCCCGACCACGCCCATCAAAAAGCAGCAGCGTGATACGATTTCCACCATCGAAGCGCTGCGCGAAATCGGCGTCCCGGCGAAGAAAATCCGCGTGCTGATGAACATGGTCCCGGTGGACGAGCGCCCGGAAACGGTCTTTGCTGGCCTGTTCGCGATGCAGGAGGCCGACAAGAGTTTCATCCTGAACCCGAAGGCGGTCATGCACGAAAGCGAGCTGTACCCGCTCATCGCCGGGAAGGACATTACGATTCGTGGCGCAATCGAGGACCAGACCGACTACAAGGCGCTGGCGAACGCAACGCCGAAAGATAACGTCGAGGAAAAGATTCGCTTGAACGGCCTGCTCAGTATCAAGCGCCTCGCCAGCGGGATCGTTGACGAGCTGGACGCGGCCTTCAAGGCGCTGACGAAGTAAGGCGGGCGATGCGAAGCTCAACCGCCTTGGATGCACTGATCGCCGAGCTGCTCGGCGACGTTGGAGCGCTGCACGAAGCCATCACGGCGCTGCACCAGCGCGTCGAGGCGGCCGCCAAAGCCGAAATGCGGCGCACGTACCGGGTTGCAGCCGTTGTCGCCGTGGCGGCCCTCCTGGGCGGCTTGGCGGGCGGTGCTATCGTCGTGTTCTTTCTCGGCCCGCATTAACAGATCGAGGAATTCAAAATGGAAAAATTAGCACTCAGGCCCGGCTTTACGTTCAGCCCGTCCGACCTTGTGCCGGTCAATGGCGGTGGCCTGCAACTGCGTACCGGCGCACCCGGCACCCAGGCCCAGCTCGACCTTACGCCGCCGCGCATCGTCGCGCCTTGGGAGGGCGCACCGGCCGACGTGTTCACGCTCTTGAACTGGAAGCACAGTAAGCAAGTCCACGCGCAAATGGAGTGGATCACGGAAAACGTGCCGGGCCACAAGTCCTTGCAGAAGGTCATGGACGCGGCACTACTGCCCTATATTCAAAAGCTCATCCAGGCACACTACAAGCCGGAATGATCTTTCCCGGTGGCGGCACCGTCACCGGGAATTTGAAGCGCACCATCCCCGCGAGTTTGGTCGGAGAAATGACCCGGCTCGCGGCACCCTTCCAACCGGCGTCCTGCCAATTTTTCACCGCATAGCCCGAGCAAACGAGAATTTTGCTCCACTTCACGACCACGTTCAGCTTGAGCCATTCGACTAGCCCGATTGCCAGCAGGGCAGGGTAGCCGTATTCGACCTTGCGGCCCAGGTTGTCCAGAATCGCCAGCTCGCACGCTTCGGCCGTGATGCCGTCCGGGCGCGCATGCACGTCGAACTCCAGACCATCCAACTGGGACAGGGGGATCGCGTGATTGCGGCCACCGTTCAGCTCTGTCACCCACAGGCGGCCGCCTATCCAGAAAGCCTGCCCGGAATGGATATATGGCCCGGTGAAAAACTTAGTTGCGCGATTCAGGATGCTGTCTCCCGAGCGCACCGAAATCAGGTCGCCGGTTTCGATCTGGTCGCGAATTTCGTTGTATTGCATCTTCTTTCTTCCCCTAGTTATCGTGGGCCTTGCCCCTCTACGTACCACTCGTAATCACACGAAACGTTGTCGATGGTGACAGTCCAGCCGCTCACGTTGTCGCGGATAACCACGCGCAGCATGGTCGTGCCGATGAAGCCGAACTTGCCGACTGACTGCCGCACCGCTGCCCGCTTTGCCGCCGCGTCTGAAATCGTTCCCGATCCGCTCAGCACGGTCCACTGGTAGGAGAAATTGCCCGATCCACCTACCGGGAACGCCTCGGGGTAGCAGAAGGCCGACGCCGTGCCGCTCGACGTACCGGTGCTCCAATCGCCCTTTGCCGTTGCCGTGAACGTGTTGCTGCGCCCGCGCATGCTCGCCATGCTGATTGGTGCCCGGTCGCCCGGCACCTGCGCGAGTGCCCGAACGGCCGGATCATTGAAGTTGAACGCCTGATTCCATGCGCGCCCCATTTCAGCATTCATATCGGAAGCTTGAATGAAGCCGGTAGGGGTCGTCACGGCAGATTTTCCTCAATGACGCGAGCGGCCGCGATGATCCGCGAGAACTCGGCCTGCGCTTCCTCCTGCGTCTCGGCGGTGAGCACGCGGTACTTCTCCATGCGCAGGCCGCCCAGTTCCTTGATAGCTGGCCGCAGCTCGGTCGCTTGGGTCAGGATGCGCTGCGCAGCTTCCGGGTAAGGGATGCGGGCGCTGTCGGCAAACCGCGTGATCCATTCGTCGGGCACGCCCTCGAACCCCGATTCCTTGTAGGCAAGCGCCGCCGCCTCACGCTCGACATACTCCATCTGAAAACAGGTGTACTTGTCCGAAATGAGGCGTATCGTCGCGTCGATCTGCTTGGCCCAAAGCTCGCGCTGCTGGGCCTCCGTCGGCGGCGCAATGACAGGCGCTTGGTACACCGGCATGGTCTGCCGGTACACAAGATCATTGAGCACGGCGAAGGCGTTCTTCGATTCGGGCCGTTCCATGCAAATGGCGACCAGCTCATCGTCGGTGAATACCCCGTCGGCGTCGGCGGGCACGTCCAGGACAAAAGCCAGTTGGTGATGCAGCTCTTGCGCGCCCGGCCTGCTGGCCCAAGCCTTGTAGGAAATCGCCGTAATGTGGCCGGTAGCTTCGTGGATGGTCGGCTCGATGTCCGTAATGTAGTTTTGGCTCATGCTCAACCTTTGTTGACGAGCTGGAGCACCAGCTCCTTGAGTTCGGCGACCTCGCCCTCCAGCGCCTTGATGCGCGCGCCATGAGCTACTGCGCGCTTGGTCAGCCGCCTGATTCGGCCATCGTGCTGCATGGAGCGCTGGGCGAGTTTCACCACGCCGACACCTGCGAAGTTGCCGTAGGCGAGGATGAGCGTCCGCATTTCATCGTCTTCTTCGGACACGGCATAGGGCAAAATGGCGCGCACGTCTTGGGCCGATACACCGGCTTGGCTCAGCCCGGTATCCTTTCGGTCGTAAATGCCAGCCTTGACCCCGGCCATCAACTGCACAAAGTCATCGCCCAGCGCGCGCCAGTTCTGCTTCAGGCGCTCATCGGAGAAAGCGCTGATGTTCCCGGCTGCGGAAAAGTCGCCGTTCTGCGTGCCGAAGCCGAACATATTCCCGCAGTTCCAGCCACCGATTCTCAGGTAGTAGTCGGAATCGAGGCCGAAGTTCACGCCCCATTCGCCGTCCAGCAGGAAGGTCATACATGCCGGGCCGTTTTGGTAGGCACCACTGGCGACGAACAAGCCGCCAGGCACGCCACCGCCAGAAGTAACACCATAGCCACGGCGGTTGGATATAAATGCCTGCTCCGCACCCCAGCGGTTGCTGGTATTGAGCGCGCCTGAAACCGAGCTGGTATTGCCGGAAGTGCCGGTGATGTTGATGCCCCACATACCATAGGCATTGGTGCCAGCCGAATCAGGGATCACGCGCCAGGGCGTGCCCGACTGCCCGATGACGCCGCCGCGCACCGCCATCTGACCGCTTGCGTAATCAATGTAAATTTGGCCGTAGGTATCGCCGCCGCCGTTGACGACGAGCATGTTTCCGTAGCCCCAGTTCGGTTTGTTTTCGCCGGTATTTTCATTCAAGCGATAGAAGCCGGGCTGGTAGAAATCCTTGACCCAGCCAGTATTATCAATAATTCCGCGCCTGAAGTCGGTGAGGCCCAGCCCAGTAATCGTCGTCGCCTTATAAGCCGTGTAATTCAGGTTGTCCAGCACGCCGCGCCATGCGAACCAACTGCCGTAGTAGATGCGGCTGGCCTGCTCGCCTTGATGCGCAAAATATTGCTGCGTGATGACGCCGTTGACGTTGGTGACGATCAGCGCGCCCCATCCATAGGTAAACGGTTTGTTTGCACCGTTGCCAGCAACAACCTGATACACGCCCGGCGTCGTGATCGTGTTCCAGTCCTGATTCTGGATGATCGTGCCCGGCACCATTGCGACCGCATCGGTGATGCCATAACCGGCCGTCGTCGTCGGTTTGCCGGTGACACCAGCCCACGGCACGGCACTGGCCGATGCCGCGTTACCGCCGATGCCCTGCGCGCCCAGTGCCGTTGCGATCTGCGCGGCCGTCGCGGCGCTGAATGCGCCAGCGCCGTTGCCGTAGGCGAGGCCGGTCAGGGTCTTCACTCCGGTGCCGCCCTGGGCGACGGTAAGCGCAGTGGTGAGCCCGGCCAGGGACGTGATATCGCTGTTCGCGCCTTTCATGGCGCGGGCTGTTACCTGCGCCTGGAGCTTGCCCAGCGCGGCCAGGATCGTGTCGGCGGCCGTGATCGCGGCGTTCGTCGCCGTCGAGAGCCCAGCCACCACCACGCCCAGCACGCGCGCGGCCGTGAAATACAGATTCGTTGCGCCCTCGGGCACTGCATCGGTACTGCCGGGGCTGGCGTTGATTTCGGCATACACGCTGCCGCTCCAACGATACTGGCGCGTTGGATTGGCCGAGGTGCCCGCATTAATGGCAAGGTACAACTTGCCGGGCTCGCCGACGGCAGGGAAGGCGGCCAGGGTGGCAAATTCCAGCACGTCGTCCACGTAGGACGGCAGGAAAATAGCGGCGATCTTGGCGTCCGCGCCCAGCGGCACGACGCCGCCAGCAATGCCGATCTGCGCTGCGTCGATGGGCGTGTAGCCCAGCGCCACTTGCTTTGCCTCGAAGCGCGCGAAATCCACCGAATCGAGGTAGCCCGCCACGGCGGCCGTGGCGCGGCCGAGCTTGGCCTTGATCGTGTCGCCGGTTTCGTCGCCGGTATTCGTGCCCGAGTTGGTGCCCGTAATGTCCGACGTGAGGGCTACCGTGCCGGTCTTGTTCGGCAGTGTGTACGTGCGCGCCGCCGTGTTCGTGTTCGTCAAGAACGAAACGACGGTCCCGGCCGCGTTTTTCATCCTCATGCGGAATGAGGTATCGACGCCAGCAACGCCGCCCACGGCATCGCGCGCCGTGGCGTCGATCTTGCCCGCCACGGTGCCCGCCAGCTCGGCAACTTCATCGGTGCCTGCGACCGTCATATTCCGGTCGGGCAGGGTGTACGTGCGCTCGGCCGTGTTCGCGTTGGTCAGGCTCGACAGCACCGTGCCCAGTGCGCTTTTCAGGTTCAGCCCGAAGCCGGTCAGTCCTGGGTAGCCATTCGCCGCGTCGCGCCCGGTCAACGGCTGTGCGTCGCCGTAATTGGCGGCGGCCCGGTCGGCGGCGGCGGCCGCGCTCGCGGCATGGCCCTGCGCTGCATCGCGCGCGCTCTTGGCCTCCGTGGCACTGGTGGTGGCCTTGCCTGCGTCCGTCTTGGCCGATATGGCGGCGGCGGCAGTAGAGCCCGCGTCATTGGCAGCATTGGCCGCGCTGGTGGCAGCAGCGCCAGCAGCAGCACGCGCGCTCGCATCACTGGCGGCGGCGGCGGTGGCGTCGTCAGCGGCGGCCCTGGCCTTCGCCTGCGCGGTGCTGGCGGCCGTATTGGCAGTGTTGCGCGCAGCCACGGCGGCGGCGGCAGCGGCGTCGGCGGCCTCGCGGGCAACCTGGGCGGCGGCCGAGCTGGTGCCGGAAGCCTGGGCCGCCGCCGTGGCCGCATCAACCTGCTCGACCACATCGCGGATCGTGTCGAGCGCCACGGCCTCACTCGCGGCGGCCGCCGCCTGCGCCACCTGGGCGGCGTCGGCGCTGGCATCGGCAGCAGCCGCCGATGCGGCAGCTTGCCCGGCGCTGTCCTGCGCGCCAGCCTGCGCACGCTCGGCGGCTCCTTGCGCAGCCTTGGCGGTGGCAGCATCGGCGATGGCCTGCGCCACGGCGGCGGCCAGGTCGGCGGCCGATTCAGCAGCAGCAGCGGCCGATTCACCCGCAGTCGCGGCCTGGACGGCGGCGGCGTCGCGCGCTGCGCTGGCGTCGCTTGCGTGCCCGTCGGCCTGCACCGCGGATTCCTGGGCAGCGCCAGCCTGGGCGGTGGCGGCAAGCTGGGACGCCAGTGCAGCGGCTTCGCTGGCAGCGGCAGCATCGGCCGATGCGTTGGCAGCAGCGGCCAGCGTATCGGCATCAGCCTTGCTCGCTTCGGCAGCGTCGCGGGCGTCCTGCGCATGCCCGGCGCTCGATGCGGCCGCATCGGCAGACACGGCCGATGCGCTGGCCTGCACCTGAGCAGCGTTGCGGTAGGAGAGGGCGGCCGCCTCGCTGGCGGTGGCCGCGTCGGCAGATGTGGCGCTGGCGGCGGCGCTGGCGCTGGCGGCGGCGACAGCCCCGGCCTGTTCCTCGGCCTGATCCCGCGCGGCAAGGCGGTAGGCGCGTGCAGCCGCTTCGCTGGCGGCGGCAGCGGCGGCCGATGCAGCGGCCGCCGTGGCGTCAGTGGCGGCGGCGTCGCGAGCAGCAGTGGCGGCCACCTGGGCGGCCTCGCTGGCGGTGCGGGCGATGCGCGCGGCGTCGCGGGCGGCGATGGCGGCCGCTTCGCTGGCGTCGGCGTTGGCGGCAGCGGCAGCGGCAGCGTCGGCCTCCACGCTCGCATCGTCGCGGGCAGCTTCGGCGGCAGCTCGGGCACCGGAAGCGGCTTGCGCTGCGCCCTCGGCGGCAACCTGGGCGGTGTACGCGGCACCGCGCGCGGTCGCGGCGGCCTCGGCAGCGGCGGCCGAATGGCTGGCAGAGGTGGCGGCAGCAGTCGCGAGCTGGGCGGCCTCGGCGGCTTCGGCGGCGGCAGCGGCGGCGCTTTCATAGGCGGCGGCCGCGCTGGCGCTCGATGCCTGGGCCTGCTTGGTCGATTCGTCGCGGGCAGCGAACACGGCGGCGCGGGTGTCGTCGGCAGCGACGGCTGATTCGGCGGCGGCCTGGGCCTGGGCGGCGGCTTCGTCGCGGGCGGTCGCGCTGGCGTCGCGTGCGGCTTCGCTGCGGGTCTGCGCGGTGACGGCGGCGGCGCGTGCGCCCTCGCTCGATGCCTGGGCGGCTTCGCTGGCGGCCTGGGCCGCGCGGGCGTCGTCGCGGGCGGCCAGGGCGGCGGCTTCGCTTTCGTCGGCGGCGCTGGCGCTGGCGGCCGCGCCGTCGCGAGCGGACAGGGCGGCGGTGCGCGCGGCCTCGCTGGCAACCTGGGCGGCCTCGCTGCGGTCGCGGGCGGCCGCGCTGGCGGCGCTGGCGGCCTCGCTGCGGTCGCGGGCGGCCTCGGCAGCATCCTGGGCGGTCTGGATGCCCTCGGCGCTTGCGGCGGCTTCCTGGGCGCTCTGCGCGGCGCGGTCGGCCTGCGCGCCAGCACCAGCAATGGCGGCCTGGGCTTCGCCTTTGTGCCCGGCAGCGGCCAGGGCGGCGGCGTTCGCGGAATCGGCAGCAGCGCCCGCCAGCTCCGCAAAGCCGAGCACGTTCTTTTCCACCTGGGCGGCGGCACCGGCAGCGGTGGCGGCCGTGCGCGCGTCGGCGTCGATGCCTGCGGCCAGCTCGGCGACGGCATCGCGCGCGGTCGCGGCGGCACCGGCAGCGGCAGCGGCGGCGGCGGCCGCTTCGGTGGCGGCAGTCGTCAGCGGCTCTACGGCCTCCTGGGCGTCGTTCGCGGCCTCGGCGTAGGCGCGGGCCTCGTTCGCGGCCGTTCGTGCAATGGCGGCCTGCTCTCGCGCGCTGGCGGCCCCTTCGCGCTCGACTTCGGGTGCGTTCAGGACGGGCGAGGACACGAATTGCGGGCCGGTGACGGACAGATGCGACTGCACCCCGGCTTGCAGGGTCAGGCTCGACACGACCGGGCGCGACTGCACCGCCAGATTCGACTGCACGCCGACGGTCGTAATGCCGGACACGACGATGCCGCCGATCTGGAAATTGCTTTGCAGGATGGTCATTCGGCGGCCCTCGTCGTGTCTGCCTTGATGCGGATATAGCGGGTTTCCGACGACGAAATGAAGCCGTCAGGGGCGGTAAATTGCACGTCCCAGGTCAGCATTCCGACCGGCCAGCCCTTCGTATCGAGCGCGGTCAGGGAATACTTGCCG